ATGGATAAGAACAAGAAAGAACGGGTAAACCTGCGAAAACGCAAAATGCCATCAGGCAACACAAGCCTATATCTTGATGTCTTCATCAAAGGTGAACGCAAATACGAGTACCTGAAGCTGTACCTCGTACCAGAACATACGCGTGCCGACAAGGAGAAAAACAGACAGACAATGCAACTTGCGGAAGCCATAAGGGCGAAACGTACCGTTGAAATACAAAACAACGAATACGGCTTCAAGTCGGCTTATGCGGAAGAAACGCTTTTCTTTGACTACTACAAATCCATGTGCGAAAAGCGTTTGGGGTCTAAAGGTAATTGGGGAAACTGGAGTTCATGTCTGAAACACTTGGAAAAATATGAGCGCAATCACAGGATAACATTTGCCCAGATCACCCCGAAATGGGTAGAAGGATTTAAGGATTATCTTGAAAACAAAGCCTGTGCGTGGGAAAATGACGAGAGGGAAAGGATAAAAAACCGCCCCCTGTCCCGTAACTCCAAACTAAGCTATTTCAACAAGTTAAGAGCCTGTCTCAATCAGGCTTTCGATGAACGAATCATAGCGCACAATCCTATAAGGGGCATAGAGGGCTTCAAAGCAGAGGAAGGTACAAGAATGTACCTGACACTTGAAGAAGTGAAGAAACTGTCGCAGACTGAATGCGAATACCCCAAAATCAAACGTGCGTTCCTGTTCTCATGCCTAACCGGATTAAGACGCAGCGACATACTGAAACTCACATGGGGAGAAGTACACCAACAAGGAGATTTTACCCGGATCATCTTTCGGCAGAAGAAAACGGGAGGACAGGAATACCTTGACATAACACAACAGGCAGCGGAACTCATGGGAGAAAGAGGGAAGCCTAACGACAAGGTTTTCACGGACATATATTCTCCTACATGCACAAATGAAGCAATCAAAAGGTGGGTACTTAGAGCCGGAATAAACAAGGAAATCACATTTCATTGCGCTAGGCATACATTCGCAGTACTCATGCTCGATTTGGGAACTGATATTTACACCGTTTCAAAGTTATTAGGACACAAGGAATTATCCACCACTCAAATTTACGCTAAAGTGCTTGATAAGAAGAAACAGGAAGCGGTAGCCATGATACCCAAAATCATCGAATAACAATTTTTGGTTTTCTCCCTTATACCCTCTTTCCTAATATTATATATATTATTTATATTATATATATAAAGAGATAAGGGGGTATGGGGGAAAAGAGAAAAATTTCTCATTTTACAGCCGCTTTCCGTTTTGACGGAGATATTTTCAAAAACATATCACCCTCACCAAACAACAACCAATCAGAAGAAACGCCAAATTTTTTAATCATTGGCAAAATCCAATAGACCTCAAAAAAACCTTTGTTAAGGTCTTTTTTTTGCGCATATAAATGACGTTTGTCTATGCCAAAGTCATTGCAGTAGGTCTGTACTCCCCTAATGGCTTTTACGTCAATAATGGCTTCTAACGCCTTAAAAAAACGCTCCATCACCGCCATTGTCTCATCCCTGTAAACCCTACGCCTACTCATAAGCCCAACATGACTGACCTTTGATCGTTTTCATATTCATTGTTTGTTCAATTTTTCTATTACGGTAAGAAGACGGTCTATATGTTCGTCTTTCTTTTCCAGCAGACCGATAAACTTTTCAGATATAGCCGATATCTGATTGCCATTTCCTGACACGGCTATACTGTTATCATTGGCTATAGTCTTGGCTGTATCAGGATAGAACATACAAATATTTTTGTTGGTAACATGAGCTATTTTTTCAAGCAAACCACTTTTGACATCCTTTGCATTTAATGCAGAATGTAGCCTTTGATCGCTATCAAAACCCATCAAACGAGCCAAATCTGACAGAACAATCCCCTCTTGCTTTAAAATTTCTTTTACTTCCTCACCACTCATAATCAATTAGTTATAAAATAATATACGATTTTGTTTACAAAAACAAATATTTTTATTTGCTAATACAAACAAAACTGTTTATATTTGTCGTAACAATAAGCAAAGATATTGATACAATTAGGTAAAACATGCGAGCAAATATAAGTATATCGTGCTTATTAAGCAAGCGCATAGCAATAAAATAACAAAATGACAGCAAAAAAGACATTTAAGGAATTGTACGATGAGGAACTCAGAAAGCCTACCGCAGCACAAAAATTCGTCAGAGAGGTTTCAGAATTGACCCACCGTAGCGAAGTAACGGTCAGAATGTGGCTGTCGGGGCGGCAAGTTCCCGATGAGTTGGCGCAGACAATCATTGCTGAAAGGTATAAGGTAGATGTTAAATCACTCTTCCCTCGTGAAGAACAAAATCAATATGTATGAAAGCGAACTCAAATTGGCGAATGTGGATACTTGCAGTATTTGGAATGATTTGCCTTGTGTGCATTGCAGGAGAACCGATAAATCAGGACACATGGTATCGTGATTTCCTAATCTCAAAAGCTACCGGATTCCTATCTGGTTACATCACATACAGGCTTGCAATCTATTGGGAGGCAAAGGGCATACTCCCGGAACTTGACTTTTTTAAAGGAGGTGCGAAATGAAAGAACAATTAGATCGCATAGAAAAGCTCGTAAGGGTTGGGGCAAAAGAAGTTCTTAACGTGGAAGAGGCAGCTCTTATGCTTAGAGTATCAAAAAGCAGGGTTTACCACCTTGTAAGCAGCAGGGAAATTCCACACTACAAGAACGGTAAGAACGTGCTGTTTAAAAAGTCTGAAATAGAAGAATGGCTGTTAAGAGACCGCATTCCAACAAACAATGAGATAGACAGTAAAGCAGCTACCTACGTAGCTACCCATAAAAAATAAAATTCAACGCAACATGAAAACGATTATCATTACAAAAATTAACTTTCTGAATTTCAAAGGCATTCGGGATTTATCGGTAGAGTTTAACAAAGACCTGACAAGTATCTACGCAGACAACGGACTGGGTAAGACCTCAATCTTTGACGGTATAACATGGGTACTGTTCGGGAAAGACAGCAAAGACCGAAAGAGTTTCGGTATCAAGACCTATGACGAAAACAACCGAGTAATTCCACGTATTCCGCATGAGGTAACGGTAACATTGCTTGTGGACGGGGAAGAAGTTACATTATGCCGCAGGTATAACGAAAAGTGGACTAAAAAAAGAGGGTCTGCAGAAGAAGTGTTTGACGGACACGAGGAAGAACGTCTGTATAACGGTGTGCCATGCTCGATGAAAGAATACAATGAGAAGATTGCAGCCATGTGTTCGGAAGAGGTTTTCAAATTCATAACCAACCCCCTGTATTTCACAAAGCAGAAAGCGGATGTTCAACGCTCCATGCTTATTCGTATGGCCGGGGGTGTGTCCGATGATGAAATTGCACGTGGAAACACGGACTTCGAGAACCTGTTATCCAAACTTACAGGCAAGAACCTTGACGAATACAAGCGTGAAATTCAGGCAAAGAAACGCCGTATCAAGAATGAACTTGACATGATACCGTCACGCATTGACGAACGCAAACGTGATATGCCGACAGCCGAGGACTGGGATGCATTGGAAAGCGAGCTTGAAAGCAAGAAAAAGGCATTGGCTGACATTGAACAGCAACTACTTGATGCTTCAAAAGCCGCAGAGACGGTTAATAGCCGCAAAATGGAACTTATGAAGAAAGTCGGGGAAGTTCAGGAAAAGAAAACCAAACGTCAGTTTGAAATTCGAGAGGGTTTACTTTCAGACTTCCGCAAACAGACAAACGCACGTAATACCCTTACTGACAATATACATAAAGAAGAACGTGTCGTAAATTCATTGAAAGCCGATATTCAGGAATACGACAAACAGCTTGTAAGGTTGGCAGACGAGCGTAACCGTCTGTTGGCTGAATGGGAATCCATAAACGAGGAAAAGCTAACTTTCAATGAAGAAGAATTTATCTGTCCTACCTGTAAGCGCAGGTTTGAGGTGAACGAAATAGAAAGCAGACAACAAGAAATATCAGAAACATTCCTCAAAAATAAGGCTACACGACTGGAACGCAACAAACAGTCCGGAATGGAAATCAAACGCAAGCGTGAAGAAATAGAACAACTCAAATTACAGGCTGAGGTAAATGTATCATCCAAACAAGCTTGGATTGATGCACAAAAGGCTTCATCGCTATACCTCAATGAGCTTGTAGAACCTGAAACTGCATCCGTGATTGCGGTAGACCGTGAATATGTTGAATTGTGCAATCAGGAAACAGAGCTTTACAACCAAATCAACAACTATAACGCAACAAGCCGGACAGACAATTTAGAACTCATGGAGGGCAAGAGAACTATCAATGCTTCCATTGACGAGTTGAAAAAAATGCTCTCAAAGAGAGAAACCATTGAGCGCAACAACATGAGAATTTCAGAATTGGAAACCATGATGCGCCAGCAGTCTCAGGAGCTTGCAGAGCTTGAGGGCATAGAGTTCACTATCACGGCATTTGTAAAAGCCCGGATAGAAGCCGTTGAACGGAAGATTAACGGAATGTTCTCCATAGTCAAATTCAAGATGTATGAGCAACAAATTAACGGAGGAGAGATTGAGACCTGCGAAGCCATTGTAGGCGGTGTCCCGTTCTCTGACCTGAACGATGCAGGAAAGATTAACGCCGGACTTGACATAATCAACGCAATATGCGGCTTCGAGGGAGTTTACGCGCCTATCGTTATTGATAACGCAGAGAGTGTGAACGAATTGCTTCCTACTAAATCACAGAAGATACGCCTTGTAGTATCAAAGGATAAGGAACTTGTAATCGAGTGATACTATGGAAAAGAATAATTGGGAAACCCATTTCGAGACAGCGGAAAACCTCATGGTGCATACAATGCCCGGCGGAAGGATAATCGTAAAAGCCGACCTACGTACAGCCACCGTAAACGTGGAGCAGGACGGTAAAGTGATTGAGACACACGAAGCATTCTACTTGTCAGAATACACGAATTTTTTACAGGGTGTAGCGGAAAAAGCCGCACACCTCCAATCAATAAACAACAAATAAATTCAACGCATTATGCAAAACAATCAAAATCAAGTGGCTACCACCCAACAGGGGGCGGTAGCCAAACAACCTCGACAGATTGATGTATTGAAAAGCGTCCTTAACGCTCCATCAGTACAGGAACAGTTCACCAACGCTTTGAAAGACCACAAGGACGCATTCGTGGCTTCTATAATTGACCTTTACAACAGCGACAACCAACTGCAAGCCTGTAACCCCAAACAGGTAGTTTCGGAAGCCCTGAAAGCCGCAACGATGAATTTGCCTATCAACCGTGCGCTTGGCTTTGCCTACATCGTGGTTTTCAACAACTCTGTCAAACAATCTGACGGGACTTGGATAAAAGTACCGACACCCACATTTGTTCCCGGATACAAGGGTTACATACAGCTTGCCATGAGAACGGGACAGTACCGCACAATAAACGCAGATGTAGTATATGAGGGAGAAGTTAGAAAGGTAAACAAGCTGACGGGAGAAATCGCATTTGACGGCGAAAAGACATCCGACAGGGTAGTAGGCTACTTCTGTTACTTTGAATTGCTTAACGGCTTTGCTAAGACGCTATACATGACCGTTCACGACATGGCAACATACGCAAAGCGGTATTCCCCATCACTGAAAGCGGCTACAACGGTAGAAATGCTTGAGCAGCTTGCCAATACCACAACCGTGAGCAAAAAGGTAGGTTGGGAAGGTAATTTCAACGATATGGCATTGAAGACAGTTATCCGCAACCTCCTATCCAAATACGGTTATCTGTCCGTTGAAATGCAGGGTGCAATGGATAATGATGATGAACAGTCATATCAACATGATACCATGCTGGAAAACGCTAATTCTCAGGTGGTAAACATAGACGCTTCAAGCTATGAGGTGTTGGACAACGGAAACACAAAACAGGAAACGCCTGTTTCAGACGGTCCCGGATACTAACCTATGGAGGATGCTAAAATGAAACTGAATGTTCTCGGGAGCGACAGCAACGGCAACTGTTACATATTGCAGACCGATACGGAGGCTTTAATCATTGAAGCAGGTGTACGTATGCCTGATGTAAAAAAGGCTCTGAAATGGAATATTTCAAAGGCTGTCGGAGCTGTCGTTACTCATGAACACAATGACCATGCTAAATACATCAAAGACTTCATGCAGAACGGTATCACGGTATTGGCTCTCTATGATGTGTTCAGAGCAAAAAAGATAGACAACCTTTCATTCAGGAAAGTCATAGAAGCCAATCATGGCTACATAATCGGCGGCTTCAAAATATTTGCCATTCCTGTATGCCACGATGTGCCGTGCTTGGGTTTTATCATTGAGCATGAAGATATGGGGCGTCTGCTTTTCGTTACTGACACCATGATGCTTGAATACAGCGTTCCGGGGCTTAACCACATACTTTTGGAAGCCAACTATGCGTATGACATCTTGGATGCGAAGATAGATGCAGGTCTCGTTCCGGCTTCAATGAAACCGAGACTGATACAGTCTCACATGGAAATCAATACTACCAAAGGCATATTGAAAGCCAACGATCTATCAGGCGTGAATGAAATAGTGCTAATACACCTGTCAAACGGCAACAGCGATGAAAAAAGATTTATCCGTGAGGTGCAGGAAGTAACTGGGAAGCCTGTGTACGTTGCAGCCGCAGACATGGAACTGAATTTATGCAAAAATCCATACTGACATGAAGATACAGGTAATCAAGAAAGGCGGACGCTTTGACCTTAGAACGGTCTATGAGGCTTTCAGGGGCTTTGCCGATGGTGTGTATATGCTGACGGCTAAACGCATCAGGAAAAGCCGTAGTAACGACCAAAATTCATATCTATGGGGCTGTGTCTATCCGCTCATGCTTGATGCCCTTATTGATGCAGGTTGGGATAATTTCACAAACACGGAACAGGTACATGAGTTCTGCAAGGCACAATTCACAAAAGAAAGTGCCGTGAACAGGTTTACAGGCGAAATAGTGGAGTTTCCGCACTCGACAGCGAACATGGACACGGTAACATTCTCCACCTATGTTGATAAAATCAGGGACTTTACCCGTGAGTTCCTTAATACTGAAATACCCGACCCGGATAAGTTTTGGATACAAACTAAAAACCATAACTCAAATTTATAAACAATGGAAAAAGTATTATTCGCTGAATACTCCGAAAAGGAGCGCAAGCAGATGCTGTCCGACAATGCGGACAGCATGGAGGAGGTAGGCTACATGAAAGACTTTACCCCTGACGAAATGGAAGTGATGAAAGACAGGCTTTCAAAAATCGTGATTGACATCAACGACATTGAGGAAGAGAAAAAAGCGGCAAACGATGAGTTCAAGCTCCGAAAGAAGCCGCTGGAGACCGAAAAGCAGGAGCTTCTTGCCAACATCAAAAGCAAATCCGAATACGTCTTGGAAGACTGTTACAAGTTCTGTGACCACGAAGCACAAATGGTCGGCTACTATAACGATCAGGGCATTCTCGTGTATAGCAGACCAATGAGACCGGATGAACGCCAAAGGACAATTTTTCAGGGGTTGAGACCTGATGCAATCAACAAAGAAAAAACAGGAACTAACGATTAAAAACTTAGAATTATGCAACCAAAAGATTTGAACATCACAGTAGAGAACGGAATTAAGACCATAGAAGTGCGTACGGGGGCTGCACTTGAACCGAAAGAGCCGATAAAGGTAGAAATATGCGGAACGCTTGATGCACCCCTTAGATGGCTTGAAAAGCGTGTCTCTGAAATCAATCAAAAGCAATGCTACGCTACTGTTAATCGTGAAAGCATGAGTATCACGCTTATCATTGATGAAAAGGACTACTACCGTACATCCATAATGGGGGTGCTACAATTACACCCCACGTTCCTTAAATTCGGTATCAATCAGGGCAACTATCGCACCCCTATTGAAATGTCAGAACTTATCAAGATGAACCGCTCCTACTTCGAGAACAGACAAACCGCAATGGAGCTTGTCTCCCTATTGCGCAACTTCAAGGCGAAAATAAACAAAGAGGTTGAAGCCGACATAGACCTCAAAAAAGGCGACCGCCGTGTTCTCGTGGCGCAAAAGATTGACAGCAACCTGCCTGATGCGTTCAATATCGTAGTCCCGGTGTTCAAGGGACACAAGCCGTCAGTCATTGAGTGCGAGACCTATTTCAACCCGGATGATTTGACATGCACTCTTGTTTCTCCACAAGCTAATGACATCACGGAAGAAATCAAGGACAGTGAGATTGACAAGGTAGTTTCATCAATCAAGGAAATAGCCCCCGATATTGCAGTCATAGAAATCTGATAACCAACAACGCCCCTGCCCTTGTGGTGGGGGCTAATAAAACATCAAACTATGGCTAAATCATCATTCACAATAAGCCTGTCTTTCTACAAACCCATTTCGATGCTATCGGATGAGCAGTTGGGCAAGCTGTTCCGGGCGATATTCCAATACCAACTCGGTTTGGAAGTGGACATCGGCATAGACAAAGATGTGTGTATGGCTTTCGAATTTTTCAGAAGTCAGTTTGAGGTTGAGCATGAAAAATACCTGCACCGTGTTCAGGTAAACCGTGAGAACGGGCGCAGGGGTGGCAAAGCTAAAAAAACAAAACAGGCTGAGCAAACGGAAGTTACAGCTTCAAGCGAAACAAGCAATTCGGAGCAAATGGGAGCGAATGAAGCAAATCGCTTACCCAATCCGATACCTTCTAAAAATGTAAAAGTGAAGTACGGGGATTTTGTCAGAATGATGGAAGACGAATATTCCAAGCTCGTAAATGCCTACGGAGAAGACGGCGCAAAAGAGCTTGTAACGATACTTGACAATTACAAGGCTTCATCCGGAAAACGATATAAAGACGATTACCGTGCAATCCTGAGTTGGTGTGTAAAAGAGTATTTGAAACGAAACAATAACAATCATGCAGCGAATTTTGGAAAAAGAACAGAAGATAGACGTACAGGCGTTGAAGTCAGTGCTACTTCGGCTGAAGACTACAAGGGAACATTTTAGGTTTCCATGCACAAATGAACAGGCTTTTGACATAATGAAAGCTGCATATATAGCCGAAGTAGAGTTCAGGAGAAGAAAATACATTGAGGATAAGAATGTAATATCAAATCTTAAACGTGTATCAGAGTTCCTGACCGATAACGGAAATAAGTTTGGCATAATGCTTTGCGGCGTGTGTGGAAATGGCAAAACAACTATGTTGTACGCCTTTCAAAGTGCATTGAATTTTCTCATATCATCCAACTATGTAAGCCGGGACTTTGGAATACGCATCATTGATGCAAAAGACCTGTTGCACTATGGAAAAGACTTTGAAAAATTCAGTCAGATAAAGCGAAACAGCATGATTGGCATAGAGGATTTAGGCAGAGAGGAAACAGGTGTTCTTGACTATGGAAATCTGCTAAATCCCGTAATTGATTTGCTTGAATACAGGTATAACTGCCAACTGTTCACATTCATAACTACTAACCTTACCCCGAAAGACATCCGGGATAAATACGGGAAACGTATCGCCGACAGGTTTAACGAAATGCTGGAGGTGGTAGTATTCGAGAACGAGACATACAGAAATCTGAAATAAAAATCAATCAACGCAACAATATGTATCAGTTAAGAGATTATCAGAAAAGGGCGAGCGATGCTGCAACGGCTTTCTTTCAAAACCGCAATGACAACAAGAACGCAATCATAGTATTGCCGACAGGCAGCGGTAAGAGCCTTGTCATTGCAGATATAGCATCACGGCTTGACGCTCCTACCCTCATATTTCAACCAAGCAAGGAAATTTTGGAGCAGAATTTCGCAAAGCTGCAATCTTATGGTATTTGGGATTGTTCTGTATATTCTGCTTCATTCAACAGCAAGGAAATACGCCGAATCACCTTTGCAACCATAGGTAGCGTGAAAAGCAATCCGCAACTGTTCCGGGCGTTCCGCTACGTGATTATTGACGAATGCCATTTGGTAAACCCCAAAGAGGGTATGTACAAAGACTTCCTTACTGCAATCAAATGTAAAGTTTTGGGACTTACGGCAACCCCGTACAGACTGTATTCAAGCCGAGATTTTGGCTCGATGCTGAAATTCATTACCCGTACAAGACCATGCGTGTTTTCAAGCGTCCTGTATTATGTGCAGATAGGCGAGCTTTCAAGACGTGGCTATCTTTCTCCTATGAAATACTATCAGGAAAGCCTGTTAGACATGAAGAAGCTACGCCACAACACGACAGGTGCGGATTTTTCGGAGAAATCCGTTTTGGCAGAATATAAGCGTGTGAACTTCTACCAGCATTTGTGCAACATCATAGAGCGACTTTTGAGAGTAAACCGCCGGAGTATATTGGTTTTTACCCGTTTTTTGAGAGAAGCGGAAAGGCTAAACAAAACATTCAGTTGTTGCGCTATCATTTCAGGGACAACCCCGAAAAGCGAGCGTGAAGAAATACTGCAAAAATTCAAGTCGGGCCAGATAAAAGTGGTTGCCAATGTAGGCGTACTCACTACTGGATTTGATTATCCTGAGCTTGATACGGTGGTACTTGCACGCCCCACGATGAGCCTTGCGCTCTACTACCAAATGATAGGCAGGGCTATCAGACCGCACAAGGACAAACCCGAAGCGTGGATAGTGGATATATGCAACAACTATTGGAGGTTTGGGCGTGTGGAAGACCTCATGCTGACGGAACGTCAAAAAGGTATGTATCAGATTGAGACGCACGAGAAAACCCTTACAAATGTTTACTTCTAAATTGAAATGACGATGAAACCATATATAGAATTTCTCAAAGACAAAATGGCGATAAGCCATAACACAGGTTTTGATGTATCACCCGAAGAACTGACACAGACGCTTTACCCCCATGTCAAAGACTCTGTTCGCTGGGCGGTACAGGGTGGTTGCAGGGCGATTTTCAGCAGTTTCGGTATGCAGAAGACAGTAACCCAACTTGAAATCATCCGTGTCATTCTAAAACATGAGGGTGGCAAAGGATTGATTGTTTGCCCTAAACGTGTAATAGTAGAGTTCCTGCATCAGGCAAAGGTGCATTTGAATATGGACGTTACCTATGTACGCACCATGCAGGAAGTGAAAAAGTGCCCGACAGACATAATGATTACCAATTACGAACGTGTACGTGACGGAGAAGACGGAGTGAAAATAGAACCGTCATACTTCACCGTGACATCGCTTGATGAAGCAAGCGTATTACGTGGATTTGGAACAAAAACCTATCAGGAGTTTTTACCGTTGTTCAGAAATGTTCCGTACAGATTTGTAGCGACTGCTACGCCCTCTCCAAACAGATACAAAGAGTTGATACATTATGCAGGTTATTTAGGAGTAATGGACACGGGGCAAGCTCTTACAAGGTTTTTCCAAAGAGACAGTACAAAGGCAAACAACCTGACGCTATACCCACACAAGGAAAAGGAATTTTGGCTATGGGTAAGCACATGGGCGTTATTCCTAACTAAACCATCAGATTTGGGCTATCCTGACACAGGATATGAGTTACCTGAATTGAGAGTACATGAGGAAATAGTGTTAGTGGACAATACATCGTCCAAGGTGGATCGTGACGGACAGACGTTAATGTTCCGATCTGCAGCATTGAGTTTGGCAGATGCTTCACGTGAAAGGCGAGATAACATGAGATTGAAAATAGACCGTGTCGTGGAAATTATTAACCGTCCTGAAAATAAGAACGATCATTTCCTTTTATGGCACGACTTAGAAGATGAACGGATCGGGCTTTGCAAAGCTATTCCCGGATGTAAGGCTGTATATGGCTCACAGGACGATGATGAAGCTGACGAGGTTATAAAAGACTTTAAAGAGGGACGTTTAAAATATCTTGCAGCAAAGCCTGAAATGCTTGGAGAGGGATTGAACTTCCAATACCACTGCCACAAGGCTATCATGTTTATAGATTACCGCTTCAATGATAAGTTTCAGGCAGTGGCACGCATACACCGCTTCATGCAGAAATACCCGGTCGATCTGTATTTAGTGTATACTGAGAGCGAGCAAGAGATTTACAAGAGCTTCATGCAGAAGTGGGAACAACATAACCACATGGTTAAAAACATGGCGAATATCATCAGAGAAAACGGTCTGTTCGGTGTTCAAGCGGAAGAAAAGATGATGCGCTATATATTCTCGTGCCGTGAGGAGTGTTCCGGAAAGATGTGGAAAGCCATAAACAACGACAACGTGATGGAATGTCAGAATATGCCGGACAACTCGGTCGGTTTAATGGTAACAAGCATACCGTTCTCAAACCACTACGAATACACGCCGACATACAACGACTTCGGGCATAACGAAGATAACGGCAAATTCTTCGAGCAAATGGACTACCTGACACCCGAATTATTCCGAATACTACAACCGGGAAGACTTCTCTGTGTACACGTTAAAGACAGAGTTTTGTTCGGTAACGCCACAGGTGACGGTATGCCGACCATAGACCCGTTCTCTGATATGACGGTATTTCATTACATGAAGCACGGATTTAGATACATGGGACGTATCACGGTCGATACAGACGTGGTAAGGGAGAATAACCAAACCTACCGCTTGGGATATGGCGAAATGTGCAAGGACGGCTCTAAAATGGGCATAGGCTGTCCTGAATATGTACTGTTGTTCCGTAAACTTCCGACCGACACCTCAAAGGCTTATGCGGATGTGCGTGTAGAGAAAAGCAGGGACGAATATTCGCTTGCACGTTGGCAGATTGACGCTCATGCAAGCTGGAAATCATCCGGCAACTCCCTGTTGAGCTACGAGGACATGAAAGGCTTGGGCATTGATAAGATACGTTCTCTATTCAGAAAATACGAAAAGGAACATATCTACAACTACGAGGAACACATCGCTTTTGCGGAGGAATTGGAAGCCTACGGTAAACTGCCTAAAACATTCATGGCGATAGACCCTGTGAGCAAAAAGGATTGGATTTGGGACGATGTTACCCGGATGCGCACTCTCAATACAAAGCAATCGCAGAAGAAACGCCAAAACCATATTTGCCCGTTGCAGCTTGACATCGTGGAGCGGCTCATCGAACGTTACTCTAACAAAGGCGATGTGGTATTCGACCCGTTCGGTGGTATTCAGACTGTCCCCTATTGCGCTGTTAAAATGGGACGCAGGGGATTATCTACCGAACTGAATTATGACTACTGGAAAGATGGGCTTTCTTACTTGCAGGAGGTTGAAATGCAGGTAAAAGCACCGACATTGTTTGACTTAATGGAGGTTGGCTAATGCTAACTCATGGCAGTTTGTTTAGCGGTATAGGCGGTTTTGACATTGCTGCCGAATGGATGGGATGGCAAAACGCATTCCATTGTGAAATAAACGAGTTTTGTACCACAATCTTAAATTATCATTTTCCAAATGCAGAACACTATACAGACATTACAAAAACAGATTTTTCCAAATGGAGAGGGTGTATCGATGTACTCAGCGGAGGCTTTCCGTGCCAACCGTTCAGCGTTGCAGGACAGAGAAAAGGAGCAGATGATGACCGTTATCTCTGGCCGGAAATGTTACGAGCCATTCGAGAAATCAAACCGACTTGGGTTATTGGTGAAAATGTTGGTGGAATCATCACGATGGTACAGCCCGGCAAGACGCTTGAATTGGGTTGCTCAACCTCTCTTTTCGGAGAAGACTACGAGGATGAGGAAATGCACCAGCAGTTCGTTGTCGAGACCGTATGTACAGACCTTGAGCGTGAGGGATATTCCGTCCAGCCGATACTTGTTCCGGCTTGTGCCATCGGTGCGCCACATCGAAGAGACAGGGTTTGGTTTATTGCCAACCGTACAGACACAGGGGTTGAAGCGATGCAATGCAGACGGAAAGACAGAATTTCTACCGTTGGAGCTATTACCAACACCGAGAGCCAACAAAGTGAACGATATAGACCTGAACAATCCACAAATGGCTCAACGGAACAAAGGGAATTTGGAAGAAGCAATAGCGAAAATAATTCAGAATACGCCATGCGAGGATGGGAAAATTTCCCAACTCAATCCCCTGTTTGTAGAAGAAATGATGGGCTTCCCTTTAATGTGGACGACCTTGCCATATCTTTTGCACAATGGAGAAAAGAGTCAGTCAAAGCCTACGGTAACGCCATAGTTCCACAAGTGGCGTACGAGATATTCAAAGCTATTCAAGAAACGTATAATCAGTAACAATCATGGATAATTCAATTTACAAACAATGTACAGAGTGCGGACAGACAAAGCACATTTCGGAGTTCAGCAAGTCATATCCTAATAGGTGCAAGGTTTGTGTAGCGGAACATACAAGAATGGTACGTGCAGCACAAAAACTGACTGCAAGAGTAAAACTAACGGGTGAAATTGTAGAAGTTGAGCCATCAGGCACTATGCAAGTATCATGCGGCTCATTCATAACAAAAGACGGTCGAAGAATACCCGGAACAGCACTTGAATTTGAAAAAGCCATAGACTGGGAACAGCGCAGGTATGAGATAGCAAAGGCGGTTATACAAGGACGATTAAGTAATCAGTATGGAGATGTGCTTGTTGGAGAAAGGAATTTTGCAGGAGTAGCTGCAAGTGCTGTGGAATTTGCTGATGCGCTTATCGCAGAATTGAAGAAAGGGGTGCAAAATGAATAATGATAATAGACATTGCAGCGAGTGTGTACACTACGAGCCTTGCGCGAACTGTCAGATGTACTGCAAGGCTCTACAACGGAGAATAACGGAAAGGAAATCTGCCAAGAACTGTAAGTATTACAAATCATTTATCAAGAAGGAAATGAAAATGAACGAAGAAGATTACGTTAGCTTAGAAACAGCTAAATTGTTAAAAAATAAAGGGTTTAATGTTCCTTGTTTGTACCAATATACGGATAAAGGAACAGTTTGGAGATGTTTTGACCCGGAAAACTTCAACGCTTACGAAACTTGTTATTCATGTCCGACATTATACGAAGTGCAGAAATGGATAAGAGAAACTATGCTTATTCATATAGAAATAGGATATATGTATGGGAATTATTGGCTTTATGATCTTTTGACAATCCCAACTCATGACTTGATAGGACTTACAGATAGAGATAACGTAAAGTATGAAAGTTATGAAGAAGCTCTTAGCGCAGGAATACTTGAAGCACTTGAATTGATTTAAAATTAAACATAAAATTAGAGGAGATACGAAAATGATTACAAAAGAAACAGCACGCAGGATTTACAACTGCTACCAACAAATCGAGGAAATAGACAGACTAAAGAAAGAAATGCTTGAAGAAGTTGAAAAGGCAATGAAACGTGAAGCAGAAAGCCATGAGCCTATACCTGACAGCCCATATGGCAGGTTTGGTAAAGGCATGCAGCTTGGAGTACCTGACGGGATGTGTTCCTCAATGAGAATATTCAATATCTCTCCCAGTATAGGTGTAAAGGTAATGGACGAACAACTGGATAAGTTGGAGAAAGAATTAATAGACCTTGAAACTATAGCACGGTTGGAACTTTTAAAAAGCACAGAGAGTAAGCCATGAAACAACGAGAGTTTTTCGATAAGGTTACGTTGATATGGAAGAAGCGATAAATGAAACTATTAAACTAATTGAAAAAAAATAGAGGATGAGAATGAAAAGGGAAGACATTGAAAAAGCAGCACGTATGTTTGTTTGTGATACAAAGACGGATGCAGAGGGGAAAATCTTGCGGCAAAAAGGTTTCAAAAAAGGTGCAGAATGGCGCATAAACAGTGTGTGGCATGATGCAGCCGAAGAACCTGAAAGAGAAACGGCAATCATTGTATTGTTTTCAGAAGAAAATCACGAAATGGAAACAGTATATTATACTTATGACTCTCCCGATGATTGTTGGGAGGAAATAAAAGAAAATCACAATTTTTCAAAATGGGCATATGTGGAAGATTTACTACCTAATATGGAGGAATGAAAAATGAAAATAGTATTTTATACGACACTTTTAGTAATATTTTTTTTGGTTATATCAAATACGCAAATAACCTTTAAACCATTTAGTATTTCATTACCATATTGGCATAGAGCAATAAGTATTTTTCTTATAAGTATCGGGATATGGTTATATAATATTGGGGAGTATAGGAAAGGATATGAAGCCGGGATAGAAAAAACGATTAAATACATCGAAGATAAATCAAAACAAAATGAAACTACGAAACGCAAAGAAATCCATACCAAAGGATTTTCGCAGAGAGATGTACGAGAACTATAAGGCTACCATGACTTTTTACGGGAAGCCTATACAACCATATAAAGAGTGGTTGAAAGACACATTTAACACAAAACTGCCGGAACATGAAACCACGTGAATTTTTTGACAAGGTGGCACAGATGCGCCGGATGCAAAAGGAATATTTCAAGACACGTTCCTCAATGGCTTTTTCCAGAAGCAAACAGTTAGAGAAAGAGATTGACGATGAAATAAAGCGAGTAGAGGGTATTCTTGGACGTTCAGAGCCACGTCATCGACAAGGAAATATATTTAACGAATAAGCCCAACATAGGGCAAATGAACATCAAAAACGAATAGCAATGAAAAAGAAAATCATCATCACACTCTCGAAGCGTTTTCCTCAGACACATTCGAGGAAAGGAGAACCAACCCATTTCAGGGAGAAGTTAGGCAATGCTTTAAACGATACACCCGAAACAATGATAGACAACGGAGGCACAACAGTCTCCGTCAATTCCCGAAAGATACACACTATACGGAAGAATTTTATAAGGTGGCAGCATAACCTTGACAAAATAAGCGGTGGAGGTTTTTACCTTTCAATCCGTCAATGGAGCGCACGACCTTACAATTCGCCACAGGAAGAAATCTTCCAACTGCATGACAACGGTATCGGTTGCCAACGTATAACCATGTCATACTCCCCCGACACAAAAGAAGTCAAAGCGGTAATAGATGGCAAATACACTGCAAATGTAGAGCAAATTGCAGCGAATGACGGTTTGCAAGTAAGTGAGTTCTTGGAATGGTTTTTCGGCAAAAATCCAACAGAAAAGAAACTGTTTTCGGGAGTTATCATCCATTTTACCCCATTCCGGTATGGCTCTGATACTAACAAGTTAGTAGAAGATAGTATAGCATAATATATAATAATAAATAATATTAGTAGTACAATGGCTTCAATAAACAAAGCAATTATAGTAGGGTTTGTAGGTCAAGAGCCGAAAATTGATACGCTCCAGTCAGGTGTAAAGATAGCTTCATTCTCCGTTGCTACCACCGAGAAAGGGTACACGACACAATCTGGAACAACGATCCCAGACAGGACGGAATGGCACAGCATTGTCCTTTGGGGAAAGCTTGCGGAGGTCGCAGGGAATTACCTACACAAAGGTTCATCGGTATATGTCGAGGGAAAGATACGCACCCGGTCCTATGATGACAAAAACGGAATAAAGAGATACGTTACAGAAATCCATGGGGACATCATGCAGATGCTTGACCGAAAATCTGACGGAGGCAACCAACAGCAATATATAGGTCAGAGTGCAAACAGCAGTGGAGGTTCTACAAACCCAGAAGATGATGACCTACCATTCTAAACCGAGTGAATGTATGAGACATGACGAAAGTAGAATACAGGCAGCTTGCGTAAAGTGGTTTAGGCTTCAATATCCACATTTCGCACCTAACCTGTTCGCCGTACCGAACGGAGGACAAAGGGGAAAGTTCGAGGCAAAGATTATGAAAGGCGAGGGAGTAACAGCCGGAGTAGCGGATTTGCTACTGCTCCTACCATCCAAAGGGTATCATGGTCTGTGTATCGAAATGAAAACAACTAAGGGCAGACAGAGAGACACGCAAAAGGCGTGGCAGAAATCGGTTGAGAGTGTCGGTTACAAATATATATTGTGTCGCTCTATCGAGAGTTTTATCGCACAAGTGAATGATTATTTGAGGTAAAAATCTTTTTTTGGAATAAAGCGTGCTTATTAAGTACGCTTTATTAGTATATTTGCATTAGTCTAACATTTCTAACAAATAAAAATAGCATGGAGATTTTAACAAAAGCAGATGGCTTGATACTGATATTTGGTTATTTCATCGCAATGCTCGGTATCATAGCCTTGCTCAAAAAGAGAGAGAACACCAAAGAAGAGTTCTTGGTGGCTGGCCGTTCCGCTTCATGGATAATGACCGCCTTTTCGATGGCGGCAACATGGGTATGGGCGCCGAGTATGTTCACGGCGGCAGAGAAAGCATACACGCAAGGATTGGCAGGCGTATTTTGGTTTGTTGTGCCAAATGTACTTACACTCATCCTGTTTGCGTTCTTTGCAAAAAAAATGCGTGATTTGCGCCCAAACGGATGGACATTCTCGGATTATATCAGGGTAAAGTACAGCAACAGGGCGCATAATATGTACTTGATTGAAAGTTTCGGGCTTCAAACCTGCTCAATGGCAGTACAGCTATTAGCCGGGGCAACCATATTCCACAAGATAACGGGGCTTCCGTTCTTTTGGACTACCGTAATGCTCGCTGTCGTTCCTTTGGTCTATTCTGTGATGCACGGAATACGTGGCAACATCGTTTCAGACTTCGTGAAGATGGGCTTCATCGTGGTTGTGCTACTCATGGGATTGCCGATTATGACCTCAAATGCCGGATTTGATACATTCCTGAATGGTTTTGGCGGTATAAGTGGGGATTTCGGAAGCCTGTTTGACAGCAACGGCATTGCGGTAATGCTTTCCTTTGGAATACCGACAACGATAGGGCTTCTTTCAGGGACATTCGGCGACCAGATGTTTTGGCAGCGTGTTTTTTGCGTGAAACAGGACAAAGTTAAGCGCACGATGATAACGGCGGCTTTTATCTTCGCCATAGTGCCTATTTCTTTGGCTTCATTCGGTTTCTTTGCATCAGGTGCAGGTTTGGATATTGCCGACACGCAGCTTGTCAATGTAGGGGCTGTTATAGCCTTTACCCCAAAATGGTTCTTGTACCTGTTCTTCCTGCTTATCTTGTCCGGGCTTATTTCAACGGTAGATAGTATTTTGTGTGCAGTCTCATCCATTGCAGGGCATGACATTCAAATGAGAATTTCAGGCTCAGGAAAACCGGGAAGCCTTACCGCTATACGCATCGGTGGCAGATTGCTTAACTCTGTGGACTTGGCTCGTATCTCAATGTTCGTGATTACAGCCCTTGCCATTTGCATAGCAAACATACCGGGAATAACGATTACTTACCTGTTTCTATTTTACGGAACATTGAGAAGCTCCGTAATGTTACCCACCATATTTGCGATAAAAGGCTGGAGAATGTCAGAACGTGGGCTTTATTATGGCATTATGGCAAGCCTTGTAATCGGACTTCCGATTTTCGCTTACGGAAACCTGCATAACAACATTCCGCTTATCCTCACAGGCTCAATACTGACTATCTGTACATCAGGCATAATGGCTCGCACGATGAAAGACAAGCCCACCGCCGACAGGAACATGAATTTATACTAACCCCAAAACAATTACAGATGAAAAGATTTTTATTCCTCATAGCAGCCGTGTTCCTCATGGCTGCAACCGCAAAGGCACAGATTTATGACGGTATCACACAGCCGACAAAGTACCGTGTTTGGCTATCGCTCAACCAACCTTATGACGGTGGCACAGCCACTTTCAACCCGTTTGTAGGCTACAAGGTGGACGTTGCAAAATGGTTTAATGTTACAGGCGTGGCGCAGTACAATTTCAGCACGGAAGCGTTCACCCCTGCCGTTTGGCTTAACTTCAATATCGCCGACCGTTTCTATATCCTGAGCCGGAACATCTACGATTGGAAAGCCAACAAGTATAAACAGACGATTTCAGGAACTGTAAAACTGCCTTTGGGCTTCATGGTGGATGCCACTTGGGAAAACCTGTTCAACGGGGACAACTTTTGCGATGGCGACAGGCTGCAAGTAGTAGGCGGTTATGCCTACAAATGGATTGTGTTCAATGCCGGGTATTCCATGAGAGCGCATCCGGGAATGATTGCGAATGTACGCTTCAAGCTGACCCCCGAATTGTGGTTTCAGCTAAAATATGACGGCGGCATGGAAACTATCGGCTTCAACGTGGCTTATAACTTCAACTGACAACGCACCATGAAACAGATTATCGGAAAGAAACAGACCTCAAGCAATGCCGATTTTGTAAAGGCGTGGAATGAGATAGAAAGCCTTGTTTCCCGTGAGGAAGCACAGGCTATCGTGGATAAGGCAGTAGCCGACATAAGACGACAGACAGCCGGGAAACGTGCCGGGTACGCTTGGAGCGGCGGCAAGGACAGTCTTGCCTTGCAGTACGTTTGTGAAAAGGCTGGCATATCGGATTGTGTCATAGGCATTGCGTCAAAGCTCGAATACCCTCAATTCATGGACTGGGTAAATGTCAACAGCCCCAAAGGATTGAAGATTTGGGACAATACCAAACTTGACCTGCAATGGCTCGCGAAACATCTTGATATGCTGTTTCCGACTGATAGCACGAAAGCGGCTCAATGGTTTCACATGATACAACACAGAGCGCAAGCATGGTTTTTCAAGGAAATGCAGCTTGATGTCATTTGTCTTGGCAGACGCACACAAGACGGAAACTACACAGGTGGCAAAGGTCAGAACTGCTACACCGACAAAAAGGGGGTTACCCGGTTATCCCCTATCGCCGACTGGAAACATGAAGAAGTGCTTGCAGTTATACACTATTTCATGGGGCGCAATATGCCACCTATCTATGATTGGGAAAACGGCTTTGTAGTAGGCACAGGAACATGGGCGGCACGTCAATGGTGCGACTCTGTACAAAACGGCTGGCAACAGGTTTACAACATCGCACCTCAAATCGTGGAGGAAGCGGCTCAATATATCGAATCAGCAAAACAATTTCTAAACGCTAAATAATATGTCAAAAGTAAAAGTAACACAGGAACGCAAGACCGTTCCCGTATCAGAATTGAAAGAGTTCCCCAACAATCCGAACATTCACCCGGAGGAACAGGTAAAGGCAATCGCTCAAAGTATGGAAACATACGGACAGTATTACCCTATCATTGTGGATGAGAAGCTGCAAATCTTAGCCGGACACGGTAAGAAACTCGCACTTGAAAAACTCGGTCGAAAAGATGCAGATGTAGTCATCATGCACGGTTTATCCGACAAACAAAAGATGAAACTTGTATTGGAAGATAATAAAATCCAATCACTAAGCTACATCAATTTCAGCAAAGTGGAAGACATCATCCGTGAAATTGGGGAAACAGGTATTATCGGCTATACTGACGATTATCTTTCCGCTATCATCAACGAGGTATCAACGGACAACATGGGAGTTGATTTTTCCCAACCTGCACAAAAAAAGTCCATTGAGACAATTCCACAGGCTAAACAAGAAGAACAGCATGAAGAATTTGAGGACATTGAAAGCGGAATGCAACCTGCCCGTACCATGATTTGCCCTCATTGCGGTAAGGAGATAACATTATGAGCAAGCAGAGAGACCTTTTCGAGCCATTGAGGAAATTACAGTTTATAGACCGGGATTTAGTCAAGCCGAATGACTACAACCCGAACAAGGTACTTGAAAAGAACTTGAAACTCCTTATGGAAAGCATTCTCAACAACGGTTTTTGCTTTCCGATAGTCATACGTCCTGACTACACCATTATTGACGGTTTCCACCGTTGGATGGTGTCGGGGCGTGAGCCATTAAAGACACTACTCGGAAATAAAATCCCTGTTGTCATAGTGGCACACGAGAACGCAACGGACGATATGGCCGGAACTGTTACGTTCAACCGTGCAAGAGGCACGCACCTGCTTGAGCCGATGGAAAACATCGTGAAGAAACTGCTCGATGAGGGACTTTCCGTAGACGAAATATCAAAGAAGCTGGGCATGAGCCGTGAGGAGATTTTCCGTTTGTCGAAGATAGACCGGGAAACATTCCTTAAACTCGTTACGCAGCGACATCAGACATTCAGCAAGGCGACAATAATTAAACGTGGATAGACTATGTTCCAAAAGACACTGAACATTTCGGTCGTGGACGCTGCCGAACGCAGGGTACTTGAAGCGTTCAATAACAACAAGCTCATTACATTGAGCTTTTCAGGTGGAAAGGACAGCATTTGTATGGCTGACATCGTGGTAAAGACGATGCAGAAGTACAGCATACCGTTCTCTCGCCTGATTGTGATATTCTTCGATGAAGAAGCCATTTACCCGGATGTTGAGGAGATAGTGAAAGACTGGCGTTCTCGCTTCCTGTCCTATGGTGCTAAATTCTATTGGTTTTGCTTGCCTATAAAGCATTTCAACTGTTGTAACAAGTTGGCTAACGATGAAAGCTTTATTTGCTGGGAGACGGGTAAGGAAAACGTTTGGGTGCGCCCCATGCCAAAGTTTGCAATACGCAACCACAAGGATTTCAGGCTCGGTATGTCATATCAGCATTTTGCAGAAAAGATTTTCAAGAAATTGCCACAAATGGTAGGATTGAGAATGGCTGAAAGCATACAACGTAGGGCGGCTATCTCACTAAAAACGGAAAAAAGCACTTTCATCTATCCCCTGTATGATTGGAAAGACAGCGATATTTGGCTATACATTAAGCTGTACGGGCTTCAAATCCCTAAAACCTACATCTACCTGTATAAAGTTGGTGTTGCGTTGAATAAGCTAAGAATTTCGCAGTTCTTTTCCATTGATACGATTAAGACCTTGCCAAAAGTTATGGAGTTTTACCCGGACTTGTATCAAAGGGTATTGCGCAGAGAACCTAACGCTGACCTCGTGATGCTGTATTGGGACACGGATATGTTCCGAAGCACCAAGCAAGACCAAAAGTTCGACCTCGAAAACGGCAAGGACTACAAGAAGATGCTCAAAGAGGAAATGATGAAAGCGAGCCGCAATCCTGATATGTATCCGGGATATAAGGACGCTAAAAAGATTTACGCGCGTGTGGATGATCGTACTTCATCGAAAGTATGCCAACGGCTTTATCAAATGTTGGTGGCTGGAGACCCAAAGAAACGTATCTACCGGGTATTGCTGTCAGATATTATAGAAGAAAACATAAAATTGGAGGAAAAACGTGGCAACAAATGAAACAATACGAGAACGCATAGCCAAAGACAAACAGGCTGTGCTTGAAGCCCTGAACAAAAGTTCAGGCATTGTGGCTTCTGCTTGTAAAGCCGCCGGAATATCACGTTTCACTTTCTACAAATGGCTGCACGACGATAAGGACTTTGCGGAAAAGGTGGAAGATGTACAGGAACTGCAAAAGGACTTTGCGGAAGCACTCATTTTGAAAAAGATGAAAGAGGGCGATACCACCATGATTATTTTCTATGCCAAAACGAAAATGAAAGACAGGGGGTACAGCGAACGTGTGGAACATACCGGAGCAAATGGAGAGCCTTTGATAAAGGCGGCGGAAATAGACATCAGTAAACTAACTGACGAACAGCGAAAGGTATTGCTTTCTATTGGAGAACAGGCTTTAGATGATAAGGAACATTGATTATACGGCATTAGGAATACAAATCGTTGCAGACGAATGTAGAAAGAGCTTTTTCTATTTCGTGAAAACATTTTGGGATGTTATCATTTCAGAAAAGCCCATCTATAACTGGCATATCGAATACCTGTGCGATGAGTTGCAGAAGCTCTCGGTATCAATAATAAACCGAAAGCCGAAGCCGTATGACCTTATCATCAATATTCCACCGGGAACGACAAAATCAACAATCGTTACTATCATGTTCCCTGTATGGTTGTGGACTAACGACCCCACATTGAGAGCCATCACAAACTCCTATTCAGGCGGTCTGTCAATAGAACACGCTACCAAGTCAAAAGACATCATCCAAAGCGACAAGTTCAGAAAACTGTTTCCCGAAATCGTACTGAGACGTGACAAGCAAGGAAAACAGCATTACGAGAACACACAGGGAGGCTTCAGATACGCCACATCAACAGGAGCGACAATTACAGGTTTCCATGCCCACGTGATAATCAATGACGACCCTCAAAACCCGAAACAGGCGGACAGTGAGCTATTGCGCTTACAAGCAAACGAACATGTAAAAACACTGTCCTCACGTAAGGTAAACAAAGAGAACACCCCGATAATCACCGTAATGCAGAGGTTACACGAAGAAGATGTTACGGGCTACTTATTGAAACGAAAAGGAGAAAATATACGACACGTTTGCCTCCCAGCGGAACTGTCGGATATGGTAAAGCCGATAGAACTACGTGAAAAATACGTAGACGGGCTTCTTGACCTTGTAAGGCTTAACAGATCTGTATTGGAAGAAGCCAAAATCGACCTTGGCAGTCTTGGGTATGCGGGACAATACGAGCAGTCTCCGATAGTGGACGGCGGTAATATCGTCAAGGAAGACTGGTTTAGAAAAATATCATACGCCGACTTCATGGCTTTACGCTACCGGGAAACGATGCACTTCTATCTTGATACCGCCTACAACAAAAAAAAGAAGAACAGCGATAACGACCCAAGCGGTATTTTGGCAGCTTGCCGGATAAAGAACTGTATCTACCTGTTCGATGCTCAAAAGGTATGGAAAGAAATGCCCGGCCTATTACGTTTCTTGCCCGAATACATGGCATCGCACCTTTCATCAGGAGAAAGTAAGCTGCATGTTGAGCCAAAGGCTAACGGTATAAGCGTAGTACAAATGCTGAAAGAAATATCGGTACTCAATGTCAAGGAAACGCCGACACCTGACGACAGCAAGGAGGTAAGGTTTAGAGCCGTTTCACCACGTATCGAATGTGGCAGGGTTTACATTGTGGAGGGCAGTTGGAATGAGGAATTTTTGAAAGAGGTTTGCGGCTTCCCGACACAGCCACATGATGAGTACGTGGATATTCTCGGATATGCTATAAATGACCTGTTGAGTGATGATGACGACATTAACTATGACGCACTCGACAAATCTATTTTTGGATTGTAAACAAATTAAATATCAAACTAATATGGGTTTATTTGAAGTTTTTCGGAATTCTGTTAATTCCATTATCGGACGAAATCAAGAGTTCGAGAAGCTGTTGCAGTCAAAAGACATCAGTGCGGTCATGGACCAGATGAGCAACAGGCAATCGCTTATTCTTGACGCAATCAAGGACTATGACACGTTCTCACACGAGATAATGAACCGTGAGGACAAAATCATCACTGATAAAAACGGCAATTTCAGACGCAAGGAATCCGTTTGGAAACTGCCTGTTCCATATCAGGTGTATATCAATGAAATTTCGCTAGTGTTCCTGTACGGAAGACCTGTGAAATGGTCTCAATTATCGGAAAATACAGATGAAGCTTTCAAAAAATTTACCGATGTTATCCGGCATACACGCTTTGACAGCAAGATACGGCAATGCAAGCGCATAGCTGGTGCTGAAACAGAAAGTGCGATGCTGTTCCGAGTATTCAGGAACGATGAGGGTAAACCCGATGTACAAATCCGGGTACTTGCAAAAAGCAAGGGGGATGATATCTATGTACGATGGGATCAGTTTGAGAATATTATTTCCATCGGCTGGGGATATTATGTCAGAGTGAACGATAACGTTGAATACCACTTCGACATCTACACCCCCAAAACCATATACAAGTGTGTGCGTGGCAATCTCGGTTGGGATGTGGAGGAAGAAGAAAACCTTATAGGCAAAATCCCAATTATCCTGTTCCAACAAAAAAAGGAATGGGCTGGTGTTGAACCTTTGATACACCGTGAAGAATACATTGCAAGCCGCTCTGCAGATACCAACGATTATTTTGCTGACCCTATCGCTATCATGGACGCAGAGGTTATCAAAAATATGCCTGAAAAGAAAGATGCGAACAAGCTGCTTATTACTAAAGGTCAGGACGGTGTGGATAAGGCTGCAAAGTATCTGACATGGGACAATGCACCTCAATCGAAGAAAGACGAAATAGAGTGGCTTCAAGACCAAATCTATTCCAAGACATTCACACCGAAAATCAGTCTTGATTCGATGAAAAGTATATCTCAACTCTCGGCAAAGGCTTTACGCACGGTTATGCTGCTTGCAGACATCAAAGCGTCAAAGCACAAGGAAGTACACGATGAATTGTTGGACAGGACGTCCAACCTGATAACCGCAATTATCGGGAATGTCCTTGATGTGTCTCTGAAATCTCAGTGTGCAAACCTCCAAATCGGGCATGAGTTCCAAGAGCCATTCGGGGAAGATGTAACGGAAAGCATTACAAACATCGTCAAGTTATATGATTCGGAACTGTTGAGCCAAGAGGGAGCGGTTGAACTCAATCCTCTTGTCAAAGACCATGCAAAGGAAATGCAACGTATCAAGAAAGAGAAAAAAGAACGCCAAAAGGCGAATGAAGACCTATTCGGGAACAAGACTGAAGATGAAATACTACCAACGGCTGAATAATTGAGTTATGGCAACTGAAACAGGGAAAAAGGAATATCAGGAACTTCTCCAACGTACAGAGAACTATGCGGAACAAGTAAGAAAATTGTTGGCCAATGCGGTAAATGATATTCTTGCCTTCACAACCTCTGTACCGCATTTGGAAGAGGGAAAGGTATTCAGCTACTCTGACAACAAGAAAATAGCCAAGAAAGTAACTGACAGGCTTAGAGACCTACATTCCGCTGTTTATGCAGCAATCAAAAAGGATATTGAGCTTGAATGGGACGAAGCTAACAAAGCTTGCGATGCGCTGGCGGCTACCTGTTTCGGCAAAGAGATACTTTCAGACAAACGGTTTGCCGGATGGTTTGAAAGGAATACAGAGGCTATGGAGGCTTTCATCAGCAGAAGTGAAGCCGGGCTTAACCTATCAGACCGCATTTGGCAACCTGTGAAGCAGCTACGATCCGAAATGGAACTTGCAATGACCGTGGCCATCGGTGACGGTGACAGCGCATCCCAAATTTCAAGATATGTACGCCAATACTTAAATAATCCCGATAAACTTTTCCGCAGAATAAGGGACATGAATGACAACTTGAAGCTGTCAAAAGCTGCAAAGACTTATCATCCGGGGCAAGGTGTATATCGCTCATCGGCAAAGAACGCCATGCGTATTGCTCGGACAGAGACCAACATCGCATACCGCAGGGCTGACAATACACGCTGGCAGCAGATGGACTTCGTAATAGGTCAGGAAATACACCTGTCACGCAACCACCCTGTAACCGATATCTGTGACACACTTGCCGGAAGATACCCGAAAAACTTTGTCTTTGACGGATGGCATCCGCAATGCTTCTGCTATGTAGTTCCTGTTATGCTATCAGAAAAAGAGATGATGGCTTTGCAGCAGGCGAAACTGAACGGAGAGGATTATGACATTTCAGGCAAAGCCATTACCGATATACCTGATAACTTCAAATCATGGGCGATTGACAATGCAGAACGCATAGAGAGGGCAAAAGAACGTGGTACGTTGCCTTATTTCATCAGGAACAATAAGAAAACCGTTGACAGGATTATCAATCCCCCTACGGCTTTGGAAACAGCCAAAGAACGCCATGCTGCAAGGACACCCGAACAAATCAGGGACATCAAACGCCGTTGGACTTTGCGAAACGCAGAAATCAGGCATGTAAACAGGACACCTGAACAAGAGGAAGCCATACTCAAGGCATGGAACGACCGAAAAGCCACACGCAAATACGGCCAGAGTATTCTATCATACATGGGAGACATCTCGGACGTTGATACATCGGCATTGCGCAAAGCACTCAACGGAGGGAACACGGAAGCTGTACTCAAAGAGGCTCGTAACCTGAAAGCAATCGGTAAGGACATTCTCGGTTTGACCTATCTCGACAACCCGATGCAGGTTGCCCGTCAGTTCTCAATGGCAGAAGCAAAGGCTGTCAATGAAGCCGTACAGAAGAAGCTGGAGGGCTGGGCTGGTCTCTCTTTGGAGAAACAGAAATCCAAACTGTCGTTTGAGATAGACTGGGTGCAGAAGCATCAGAAATACTCCACATGGGAGGTGGCACAGAACGCCTACAAGAAACAGCTTGAAAAGGTGTCGGATGCCCTCGATTGGGATAACATCGGCAACGAGTTCAAGAGCATCAGCAGCTTCAAAACGAAATCGCAGCCGTATCTTGATCTTGTGGCGAAATTGCAGGATGCCATCTCCAGCAAGGACAAGCCTGCTGCACAGCAGACTATATTTGACATCAAGAAGAAACGGGAACAGCTCGACAAAGCGGCGGCACAACGGAACGCCAAAAAGCTATTCGGGAAAGGTCAATCAACAACCTTTGATGAGAGTGCATATACCAAAGAACGAAAGGATAAGGCTATATGGTGTAAGACATCCAGCAGTTCTGTAAACAAGTTCAAGGGCAAAGCGGATGAGATATACAATGCAGCTTCAAAAGACGAACAGGATGCTGCTTGGAGATACACTTCGGGAAGTGGATATGTAAACAGGCCGTTGAGAGGATATGACGGTGCATGGGGTAAATCCAACTTCAAGGGCATAGGGAACGTGCCTCTTGACAACGAAAATCCATTAGCACTGAAAGATATTGACAATCTGACAAACCTTATCAACAAATCAACCTACGATAAGGATATTTGGTTACAGCGTGGAGTTGATGATGGTGGATTAGCTGGATTCCTGCAACTTGAATCGTTGGACGAAAGTAGACTGAACGCCCTTGTCGGACAAAGCATTACTGATACCGCATTTATGAGTTGCGGAGCGGCAAAAGGTACAGGGTTTGGCGGCAATATAATAAACATCTACTGTCCGAAAGGAACGAAGATGCTCTATATTGACGGACGTTCCGCCTATGCTTCAGAGAACGAGATGCTGATACAAAGAAATACCCGATTTCGCATCACAAAGGTTGAGAAATCGGGATGGAGATACTTTATAGACGTTGAAGTGGTCGGTCAGATTTGACCTAAATACTGTTCTTTGTAGAATTTCTTAAATTCGGCGGGAGAACCTTCAAGCCAATACAAGAAACGGTTGTAAAGCATGGCTTTGAGAGTGGTAGGAACATCATCCTTGCTCTCAAAATCCTGTAAACCGTCTTTGACGTATTCGTCCCTGTAATCTACAAGTGTGGGACTTTCGTCAAGGAACATGTCAAGCCATTTCTTTTCATACTCCCAAAACTGAGCCTTACTGTCGTCTGCATAAGGGTTTTTCTGTTCACCCTTATAGTATCGGCATGAGGTCAATAATTCATCTCGTTTACTCATAGTTTGTTGTAGAATTTGGTTACCACGTTCTTCATCTCATCGGTAAGATATGACAACGCTATATCTTCCATGTATTCAGGAATGCCGTACATCGCTTCCGCAATACCTCCTGTTATCGCCCCTATCGTATCGCTGTCACCGCCAATCATCATAGCGTTTCGGATCGCTTCTTCAAAACTCGTGCTATTCAGGACACATGAAACTGACACAGGAACGGCGTTCATACATGTTTCATCAAACGGATTGGAGAACGGTACGAAGTTCGGTATTGCGCCGTACTCGCTTTTAATAAAGGCTTCCATATCCGCCTTGTTGTAGCCTTTACGCACCATCCAAATGCACAAGGCCGTAACCTGTGCGCCCTTGATACCCTCCGGGTGGTCATGGGTAATTTGGGCGGATTTTTCGGCTTCATTCATTACATCACCAAACTCGTTATCGAAATACAGCCCTATGGGGCTTACTCGCATCGCAGAGCCGTTGCCGAAACTGTAATAAGGTTGCGGATTATCTGAATGTACCCATTGTGCGAATGAGCCGCCATAGCCGCCCATAGGATTAGGAAATTTACGACACCACTCATGTACACTGTCCCGGTAGCTCTTGCCAGTCAAAATCGCATCAGCAACGGCAACGGTACAGATTGTGTCATCGGTAAACGAACACTCATTTGTGAACAGCTTGAAATTCTTGCTTCTTACATTGTTGAACTCGAAACGTGAGCCGACAATATCACCTATAATTGCTCCTAACATAGTTATTTTTATTGCGTTGAATGTTAATACAAAGGTACGGATTTTTTTTCAGGTACAGGTTTTAATAGTGGAAAAACTGCTGAGGTTTCGGTCCTCTTCCCGTTTTCTTCCTGATTAGCTCTCCCATGCGTATGATACATTTCCTGTTCTCGTATGGCTGTCTTGACAGGTCTTGCGTGTTTGTCAAAGACCTGTACCCTATACCGACCTGTGACGGTCTGAAAACCTCATATATGGCTGCTTGTGAACCGAAATAGAAGTGACGTTTACCGTCTATCGGCTCTTTCATCTCGACATGGTATATTTTACTCATCGTCTTCCTCCTTTCTTACAATTATCAGTTTACTACCCTCCGGCATCCTGAACGCCTTGTTGAACAGCTTCTGACATCTACGTGGTGGATTTATCCAACTTCTGTGATTTTCACCGAATACCGTGCAAAACCCCATTGAAGAATTACATCCAAGCCGTGAGCTTAGATAGGTATTGCCGCTGTTGAAGAACGGACACGTGCCGCAGCTTCCCGGTTTGTCATGGAATATTTCACCATTGATTGTTACCATTACTTTGCATCCCTTAATTGTTCGACTGTAACAGATATAACTCTCGCACACGCATAGAAAGCATTTGAGGTAAGCTGACGCTGCCATGCAGTGAAACGGGGCGACCAGCGAAAACCGTTATGCTTCAACTTTGAGATTGTTTCCTGATCCGGCTTTTCATCAAACAGGATTTGCAGCCTGTCCTCTGCATAGTTCTTTACAACCTTTCCACCATCGAACGCCAACTCAGCATCATCCCTGCCCCGTATTTCGCTTTCTCTTTTGATTGAAGCCTGCACTACTTCCGACAGCCTCCAAAACTTGTGACGGGCTGTGAATATCGGTTTCGGCAATGTTCCGTTAAGCTCCTTAATGTATTCTGTCGCTTTCTGTATTAAATCAGCCTTGCCGTTGTTGGCGATGCGCTCTAACTTGCCGTACAAACTTGAAATGAACAGGGAACGCATACTGTATTTGTTTACGCCCGTATCAATGTCTTTCAACGTGTTTGCAGTACTGATTATCTCCATTCGGAGACGCAGCCATTCTTCCGACCGCTTTTGTTCTTCCGGCTTGGCTTCTTCCATACGTCTGTTTATGGCTTTAATCGCCTTTACACGCCAATTCTCGAACTCGTTCAATGCATTATCATAGGCATTGTTAGCTTTATTATTTCTTGAAGTCGGGAAACGGGCTGGTCCTGTAATCATCGGGCTGAGTATCCGTGAATGTCTTTCGAATAACGTGCGTACCCACTCCCTAAATTTTTCCGTGTAGCGTTCTCGCTCCTCTCCCAGTATCTGTTTCAGATCATTTTGCAAGGTATCTTCATACGAATGGATATAAAACCTTGCACGTTCTTCGGGTGTATGGCTCGTACCCTCGAAAGCTCGGACAGCCAAATTCCACAAGTCCTCGAAATTTTCTTCATATCTCCATGAAACGACCTCCCATTTCGCCATTTCGGTATTGTCGTCATTCACGATGATATCATTGCCGATGATATGCGCTCTCTGTGAGCCGAAGAAGTTACGACTTACCTCATGTTCTCTGAACTTGAAAGTCAATACAGGTGCATCCGGGTTGTTTATTTCTCTTACTGTTGCTGCTCTGTGGCAGTTCTTCTTTGTCAAAATTGTAGTTTCCATATAAAAATTCAGTTGCGTTGAATTATTGTTTATTTAATCAGTTCTCCATTTTGTCCTATCCAAAGCATAGCGTCCTGTCCTTTGTAGTTGAAATCAAATGCTTTGTTCTTGGTATTATACCACCCCTCTAAGATTGTTCCCTCTTTAAGACCTCTAATCTCATCAAGGCAATGTTTGCCGAACTCGGTAGAAACCTTTACTACCGCCTTAGTTCTTTTTTGTGTATTAATCACATGGATCGCATAGCACATCATCATTTTATCTTCTTCAGTTCCCATGTTGAAAATACGCCCTACATAGTAATCACGTGCTTTCTCCGGGCTTAGATTTATCGGGGTAATAAATTCGTCTTTCTCGCCGTTGTCGGCTCTTAGAAACACCTGTACCGTTGTCCGTATCATAATCTTGCCCATTCTTCAAATGTTATGTAATATCCGGTTCTGATGAAAAGCATATCGCCCGAACCGTCATCCCACCAATCATTGCAATGGGAAATGTATCTGCCTATTTGGTTATTGTGTGCAGGGCACAACTTCTTGTATATTGACTTAAACATCGTGGAAACAATACGACCTTTGAAGTGTCCGGCAAGGTGCGCATCATTGGTGCAATATCCGTACATTGATACTGTCTCTATTTTACCGTTTTCATCCAAGAACTCCCAATCCGAGCTTCCCCATCCTCCCTCATTGATAGTATCTTTAAGGAGTTGTTTTTCGTCAGCCGTAAGAGCTGAAACTATCTGCTCAACTTGTTGCATTGTTGCTCTCATATCCGTTTTTATTTGCTGGTTAATAATTAGCTATTCGTTGTTTGGTATTTGCTACAAAGGTCTTGTTTGACCCTTTGAGGTTGATTTCTCCCAAGTTTTCCCAATCCCCGTTAGCCCATGTCTTTGTTATGCAAGAACCTTTGTACTTATCAAGATTGGCTTTGATGAGCTTTTTTGCAGGAGCAAGAGAGTAGAATATAAACGTATCTTTCCATTCCTCACACTCTACACCGTATTCCCATTTCTTCAACTCTTTGTTAAACCTGTCGCCTGTATAAGTGTGCTTTACAGGTTCACTAAAATAAACTGTGTACTGTTTCATAGTCATTCCTCCGATAATGCCGTTATAAGTTCATTGTATTCCGCCAAAGTAGCCACGACTATTGCAATAGTATCGCTGTCGTTCCAGACGTCAAGCGATGAAAGTTTGCAGATAGCGTTACCTATTGCCGCTTGTCTGCTTTTCAAGTCATATCCGTAACCGTCTGTATTTCGTATTTCATTCACCAATTCGATTGACTTTCTACTCAATGAAAAATTCTCCATTGAACATAGCCGATTTAATTTTCTTAAAGTTGTTTCCATACTAATATATTATTAAATTGTTTTGTTAATTATCAAATCGCTTTTTCGCTATTTAACGCAATACCTGTATCTCATCTAATAGTTTTCTGACTTCATCCCAGATACTTTCGGTTTTACAGCATCCTCCTTTCGGCTGTTTGATTGGGTGTGCCAATTTTTCGGACAGCTTTATAAGGATGTTTGCAAGTTTTTTTCGTTCTTCATAGAGGGTGCGCACTTGCACCGTTTTACGCTCCACTTCTTTCAATACCGCAGGATTCTCTACCCATAACCTACAAAATGCGTCTTTTTCAAGGTCAGTGTTCATGTAGGTTTCCTCTATTGTCTTGTAATCTTCCGCTGTTACTTTTAATCCCGTGCGTTCCTCAAATTCTTTCTGTGTCATATCATTCCGATTTTTTATTTACTATTGCATTCAATATTGTTTCGTTGATTGGTGTCATAATTTTGTTATAGTAAAATTTCAACGATGCAAATTTAAGCATAACAAAATTAACAACCAAACAAAAAAGCAATTATTTTTCAGTTTTGATAAAATTTACCCCGAAACTATTTTGTCAAAGCAAAATTCTTCCTACCTTTGCAAGCAGGTAAACAATTTAATTATAACTAAATATGTTGCGGATAAAAGAAATAATAAAAGCCAAAGGAATTACCGCAAAAGAGCTTGCGGCAAAAATTGGTATCAGTGAGGGGGCGTTATCCCTTGCTATTAACGGAAATCCAACGGTCGAAACACTTGTAAAAATCGCCTCCGCCTTGGGCGTGTCAGTATCTGAATTGTTTGACGCTCCGAAAGAGGGGGTTATCCATTGCCCGAACTGTGGAACGGAACTCAAAATAAAGATTGAATAACCTTGCATCATCTTTCCTTTCGTTGTGGGGTGGAGCTTGCGCCCTACCCCTTGTTTATTCTTTACGGTTTCAATATCTCGATTAACATTTCCTTATCTGCCTCCCACAGGTTGAAGCCTCGTTCAATCTTGCGCCTCAGATACTCCCTTTCTCCAAGCATTAATATTGCCCTATTTCGTAGATCGGTTGAGCTGCATTTCTCTGCCTGTTCAATCAGGAAGTTTTCAAGGCTCTTGCGTTCATCGAACAACTCTCGCACTAAAACCGTTTTGCACTCAATCTCTTTCAACGCTGCCGGGTTCTTCATCCACAGGCTGCAAAACAAATCCTTGTCTATGTCCGTGTTCATGTAGCATTGCTCAACCTCTGTGTAGTCGCCTACCTTTAGTTTTAGCCCGGTGCGGTCTTCAAATTCTTTCTGTGTCATATCCTTTGTTTTATTAGTTCGATATTATCATGTCGTTTGTTTTACTGCAAAGATACATCTTAATATCGCATATTCAAATAAAAAATGATATTTTATTATCGTTTTTATATTATTTAACGATGCTATAATATCGTGTTATGTAAAAAAAACTACATTTGCATATACGATTATAATATATTTATGGAGCTAAAAGTAAAAGACCTTATTAAGCAAAAAGGTATGACTATGCAGCAATTTGCTGAAATGTTGGGTGTAACACGAGATACTCTAACAAGAAACATTAACGGAAATCCCACGTTAGAAACTTTAATACGTATTGCAAATGCTTTAGGGGTAGATATTACAGAACTATTTGTAAAGAATACCTCTGATTCCGAAGTAAATGGCTATGTTAAAGTGAAAGAGATACTTTACGAAGTTCATTCATTCGAAGATTTGGAGAAACTATTAAAATTAAAATAACAATGGGATTTTTTGATTTTCTGAAACATAAAGAACTTACTGAAATAACACTTTTGAAAAAAGACCTTGAATCAGCAAAAGAGAAATAGAATAAAATTACGTTGTTCCTATTGTGGAAAAGATGTAAAGTTAAACACTGAAAAATAATTGAATTATGGCACTTATAGAATGTCCCGAATGCAAGAAGCAAATCAGTGATAAGGCTGTTTCTTGCCCAAATTGCGGCTATCCATTGAAACAACAGCACACGAATAATGCAGATGAGAATGAGTACCTGTGCTGTCCGAAATGCCATTCCAAAGAGTTGCATTCAGAGCATCAAGGCTTCAGCGGTGGAAAGGCGTTAGCTGGTGCAGTGCTTACAGGAGGCATTGGCATATTGGCTGGCACTATCGGAAGCAAAGAAGTAAGGATAACCTGTCTTAAATGTGGACACCATTTCAAAGCCGGAGAAGCACTCATAGAGAAAGGCGATACGGCAAAAAATGAAATGGAAGCTAAAATAGTGGACTTTCTGAAACAGGACAAGCTGGTTAATGCCCTTGAATTGTACCGAAAAGAAACGCATCAGGGCTTCAAACAGTCTATGGACTATATCCACGCTGTAGCATACAAACATAATATCGAAATAAAGCAGGATAAAAGCTCTATCAATGTCGGTAAAATCATCCTTATTTTGGTATGTATAGGCGTTATAGTCTTTTTCGTCTTTCGGATTTTGAGAAATTATTTCGGGATAGGTTTATAAACAATCAATATAGAAAATTATGGATCAGGAATTACAAACCATATTACAGGAATGCGACACGCTGAAAGCCCGTCTTTCGGCAATGCGCCCCTTGCCTGTTGAGGCTCTGAAAAAGATTGAGGACGCTCTGGCCATAGAATACACCTATGAGAGCAACCGTATCGAGGGGAACACGCTCACGCTTCAGGAAACGGAGCTTGTGGTAAACGAGGGCGTGACCATTTCGGGAAAATCCATGCGTGAACACTTGGAGGCGATAAACCATGCGGAAGCGATAGACTACATCAAGGACTTTGCAAAACAGAACATCGAGATAAGCGAACGTACGATAAAGGATATACACGCCCTTGTGCTGCATGGTATAAACAGAGAGAACGCCGGGAAATACCGTAACGTCCCCGTGATGATTTCAGGAAGCCGACACGTGCCGTCTCAACCTTTCCTCATAGAAAAGCAGATGGAGGACTTTATGATTAAGTTCCATGAAATGGAGGCTGAAAAGGTGCATCCTGTCCTGATAGCCGCTTATCTGCATGATGAGCTGGTGCGCATTCATCCGTTCATTGACGGCAACGGGCGCACGTCCCGGCTGCTGATGAACCTGTACCTGCTCCGCAAGGGCTACACGCTTGTAAACCTCAAAGGCTCTGACGATGCGAAAATAGGCTATTACAAGGCTTTGGAGGTTTCGCACGTTGAGAAACAGCCGGAAGCGTTCCAAAAACTCGTAGCGGAAGCAGAAAGGGCTTCTTTACAGCGGTATTTGTCTATATTGGGTGACACTGAACAATAAACATTTAGTTGATTGGTTATGATTTGCTTTCATTTTAATACCTTTGAAGTATCGGAAACATCCTGAATCTTTGTAAGATTTTATTAATTAATAACTTACAGAACAAATCGGAATCGATGTTGTTCCCTACAAAAAATCCTGCCATTGAGCAGGATTTTTTTTATTTATATATATGCTCAATAAGCACTTAATCAATGAAACATAAGGGTTGTATTTAATACCTGCAACCTTTGTGAGAAAAATTTCAAAAAAAATCCATTCAATCAACTAAAAAACAATAAATAACGCATTAATCCACTACTTATAAGATTAAAAAAATATATGTGCTTAATAAGCACATATATAGGATTTATGGTTATATTTGCACAAAGTACAAACGTTACATTGAAAATTTCAGAGTATGAAGAAGAAGTTATTAACGCTCCTGACCGGCAAATGCAAGGATATGGGGCTTACAGAAAAGGCACTCGGCGAGCTTGTAGAATTAGGCTCGGAGGGTCTTTCTGACGATGCTTCTGATGAAGACATCGTAAAAAAGGTGGATTCACTTGTGCCATTTGCAAAGGCTATGCAAGCGGAGATAACGAGGAAGACACAGAAAAAGCAATCAACCACGAAACAATCTACCGAAGAGGAAGAGGGTAACGGTGAGGGCGAGAACAAGGGCGGTAATGATGTCCCTGAATGGTTCAAAACTGAAATGCAGAAGCGAGACAAGCAGATTTCAGACCTCATTAAAGAGAATGAAACGCTCAAAGCGAATGAAACAAAGAAAAGCCGTTCGGAACAAATTGCAGCCAAAGCTAAGGAACTGGGCATTCCCGATTTTCTGATGAAGCGTTTTAGCATCGCTGACGATGCAGACATTGAAAAGGAACTGACGGAATATGCGCAAGACTTGGTAAACAACAAACTCATGTCAAAAGACAGTGCACATGAGTTAAGCAGTTCAGAAGAAGCTATGCGTAAAGAAGCCAAAGCGTGGGCGGAATCACTGCCAAACAACTAATTGTTTAACCCATTAAAAATTTGAAGCAATGGCTATCGAATTTAAGAAAACAGCTTTTTCGGGCAATACTCCTGTAATTTGGAGAGGAGAATGTAAGATGTTGCCCGGCGGCTTCAAGCCGAAACAGACCTTTCCTATCGGTACTGTATTGCGTAGAGGTCTGTTTATTCAGGTGGATTTTAACGACATGACCGCAGGTGTATTGAAGCTCGCAGAAGTTCAGACAGGAGGTTCAACCACAGCACCACGAGTTCCCAAAGGACATCTTTTCGCTGTCGGGGATAAGGTGCAGAAGTATGGCGATACCAAACATACCACCGTACAGAGCATTGATACCTCAAATGCCGACTATGATGTAATTACTTTGGCAGCAGAAATTACGGGATTGGCTGCAAAAGACATTCTGATTGAAAGTGACGGACAGGGAACAGCCAAACCTGCCTACATTCCAAATGCGGTTATCGGTGCAGACCTTGAATTTAAGGGTACAGGCATTCCGACCATTGATGCGGCTTACGAAGCTGTTGTCATGTTCAACCACCTTTCACACCCTATTCCTGCCGATTGGCAGCAAGGAATGTGCTTGAAGTCTAACCCTAACATTGTGTTAATTAAACAGTAAAGATTATGCCTCCTTTCTTGTATAGTTCAATTTTCGGCGAATTGACGAAAAACGTTCAAATTCGCTTTGACGCTGCATCCGAATTGAATAAAAAGCTCTTCGACAACGTGATTTTCGAGCGTTTCATGGACTGGGACACTCCTACAATCGGTCTTGACTTCGAGGAACTTATCGGGCAGTATAACTTGACTGTTGCCGCTCCGACTATTGGCGACAGCTCAAATGAAGCAATACTCGGCACTAACGGCTTGGAAACTCTCAAAGAGAAGATTATCAACCACGCCATCACGTTGCCTATGACCATTCAGGAATACCGTAAGGTGCTGCAAATCCTTGACAGCAAGTCAATCCCTGACAAACAGAAAAAACAGCAACTTATCACGATCATGTGGGGTAACGTGCAGACACCCGTCAAAGGCGTATTGGCAAAGTTGGATATGATTTTCTTGGGAGCTTTATCAAACGAGGGAGTGTTTACCCTTGATGAAAACACAAACCCTGAGGGCGGTGTACGTGGGTCTATCAAATTCAATCAGCCTGATGAAAACATCGCAAGTGCAAAGAAAGAATGGTCTGACGGAAACATTGATACCGTTGATTGTTTCGAGGACATTCAGGCAATCATAGATGCGGCTCAGGACAAGACGGTATTCGACAAAGCATTGTGCGCCCCGTCCCTTATCTCTTTCATGTGCCGCTCTAAGAAGATGAAGCAGATGATTTGGGGTACTGACAAATCATCACGCATGGTGCAGCTAAAGGACATCAACGAGTATATGTCACAGAACAGCTACCCGTTGTTTGAGCCTATCCGCAGACAGGTTATGATACAGAACGGTACTTCACGTACACCGTACACCCCTTGGAACGCCAAAAACATGGTATTTATCCCGGAGGGCAAACTGGGTATCGTGAAGAATGCTTATGCGAACAGCGAACTGAAAGCAGAGCCGGGCGTCGCTTATTCAAACTACGGTCGTATCCGTGTATCTCAATGGGGAGTCGGTGAAACTCAAAACTCAAAAGGCGTTGAGTTCACCAAAGCTGAAGCATACGCACTTCCTGTTATTACTGAAATGAACGGTATCTATACCCTCAAAACAAAAACCTAATATGGATAACCTGAAAGCATTGAGAAGTATATGCAACGCCATTTGCAACACGTTCTATCCCGACCGTGCGACAATGGAAATTATGTTGTTCAATGAGGGCATAAGCATTGATGCGGAAGCCACACCGAAAGACGTAAAACTCTTTCGTGTGGCTATACGTCTTGTCAAGGGCTACGTTGAAAGCAGCCGGAACGAAAACGGCGTTTCAATATCGGTCCGTGAAGATGCAATCAACGAGAACATCAGAATTTGGTGCAAGGATTACGGTCTTGATGCTGATGATTACCTGTTGTCGGTAAAGACGATTGAGAACGGTTCAAACTTATGGTAATGCTTTATGAGAACAAACGGATTTCTGCAATACGAGATTATCAAAAAAGGCTCTGACTTTGACAAGTACGGAGAACCTGTTACGGGGGCTTCTGTTGAATGGAGCGAGCCTATACCATGTTCCATTAAAACCAACAGCGACAACTGCAAAGGAAAGTACGAAGATGGGGAATTTCGCATGGCTTCTTTCACGGTCTTGATAGAAGAACAGGATTTCAACGCCAACCGAATACGGCTTGAACGCTCAGGCAGGGAACTTGGGGAATACCGAGTGCAGAACATCGAAGATTTGGAAGCATCAGGCAGAATTAAAATCACGTTATAATGGCATCGATTACCATACAAGGAAACAACTCCATACTTGGTATTGTAAAGAATATCAAGGTCAAGACGGACAACCTGAAAGAGCGTTGCGTTGAGATATTTTGCTACGTGGGCGAGCGTTGTGTTACGGAAGCCCGGAAAGCTGGAGAATACAATGACATCACGGGCAACCTGCGAAGCTCTATCGGTTATGTGGTCTTGCTAAATGGCAGGGCATACCAGTATGGCAAACCCAAAACGTATCGTGGTCGCCAAAAGGTCAAAAACTCCAAAGGAAGACTTGTAAGGAGCAAGGGGGACAACGGAGTGAAAGAGGGACAAGCCGTATTGGATAAACTTGCAGAAGAATTTACTGCAAAATACCCCAAAGGCATAGTCCTGATAGTGGCGGCAGGTATGAAATACGCTGTTTACGTGGAAGAAATACATAATTTGAACGTAACCGCATCGGCTGAATTGCTTGCCGATGAATTAGTGCCACGCCTTTTATTGCAACTCGGATTTAAGAAAGTATAGTATGGCAACGAAAACGGAGAAACGCATAGAACGTGATTTTTACGAGTTTGTTTGCAATAGCGAACTTGCAAAATCAATATCCGGCACGATTTACCGCAAAGGTATGAGACCGACCGATTCCGACAAGGAAGACATCGTAGTGAAATTTCTTGCCGGGTTGGACGAACAGGTACAAAGCGGTATCATGGTGCTGAATATCTATGTACCAGACACGACCATACGAAGCACGGGCGCAAAGGTGGAAGACATCAAGCGCATAGACGAGTTGGAGAAACTTGCGCTGTCATTTGTTGAGAACAACGACAGCAACGAATACGACCTGTCAAAAGACGGTACGCCTAAATCATTGGAAGCAGAGGGCATAGAGCAACATTTCATTCAGGTAAGAATAAAGTACAGAAGAATAACAATTTAATTCTCAAAGAATATGGCAAAGAAAGTAATCATGTCGTGGTCAAAGTGCAAGATTGAATTTGGAAAGACAGGTGCAGATGAAGCGATGGCTACCGAACTCTTCAACATCGGCACGATCAAGGACAAAAGTACCTCCATGACCACAGAGGATGGAGACACCTTGCAAGCGGTTGCTACCGGGGGTATAGTGGTATCAGAGGAAGAGGGAGAACCTCAAGTAAGCATTACCACCCGTATCATGGAAATGGACTTTGATACGGAAAGCAAGCTGACGGGAGCAGAGAAATCCGGAGCGTCAGGAAGTGAAACACTGAAAGTGACAACCAATGTCATAGCTGACGACTACTCATTGAAGCTGACCCCTAAAAATATCGGGGCAACGGGAATCAAGGCAAGACGTACTCATATCTCTTTCCGTCCCGGATCTTCAGAGGAAGAAGGGCAGTATGTAGACGTCACGTTCAAAATCCTTGCGTGTGAAGACGGTGAACTTTACACCAAGTTCAAGGTTGCGGCTGATGATTGGGCCAAGACAATACAAGCGTCACCCGCCAGCCTCGATTTTGAATCTACGGTGGATAGTACAGGAAAAAAGTTCACAGTATCGCCATCCGGCATCAACGCCACAGCCCAGTCTGACCAGTCGTGGGCGAAAGTTGTCATGAGCGGGGATATAGGAACTGTGACAACCACCGCCGCAAACAGTACCGGGTCTGACCGCACGGCCAATATCACGGTAACTGCCGGAAACCTTACGACTAAGGTAACCGTAAAGCAGAAGAAAGCGGCATCGTAGGATAATTGACGAGTGGAAAGACACCCCTTTGCTGTTCGGTAGGATAGAACAGCCATTCGGAGGGTTGGCAGAGTGGTTTATTGCACCTCATTGCTAACGAGGCGTGCGGAAACGCACCGGAGGTTCGAATCCCCCACTCTCCGCTAATTTTTAATACAGACAGTTATGACAGAACAAACCATTGAAAGCAAAGTCGCATCGGCTATTCTTGAAAGACCTATCGCAACGATAGAGTTAGATGGGGTAACATACAACATTGCACCACCATCTATTGCGACATTGATATTAGTATCTGAAATCGTATCTACACTTCCACAGGTTGAGCCGATAAGTAGAGATAATATTACTTCGTTTGTCTTGCATAATGCAAAGGACTACCGTATGCTTGGAGACATTGTAGCGGTACTTATTTTAGGTGCAAAAGGTTTAACGAATACTGTAACCCGAAAGGTCATAAGAAAGCGTTTCTTTGGGCTAATAAAAAGCGAAACGGAAGAAACTGTAACTATTGACAGGAAAGCAGAGTTATCAAAAATCATTTTGGATAACATTCGCCCGTCCGTAATGTTGAACATCATTATCCGCAGGCTTAACGACTTGGAGATTGGCGATTTTTTCGGTATTACCACTTCCCTAAGCGAAATAAATCTTCTAAAACCGACAAAGGAAGTGGAGAACTAAACGACAGCATTTGGGCTACCGTACTTGGGATAGCAAAGACTTTCGGAATAACGGAAAAACGAGCCCTGTACGACATCAGTTACACGAATGCCATCATGTATACTCGTACCGTTCCGATGTATGTAGACAAGAGCGAAAGCGAAGAACACCCCCTATATGATGATACACTCGATGCAAACAATGTGGATAATTTCAATGATTTTGAAGATGAGCAAATAATAAGGGTATGAGTGATAAAGAAAGATTAGCCTATGCAATAACTCTTGATACGGCACAGTTGGAAGCGGCAGCGAAAAAAGCATCCAACGAGTTCAAGAACATAGGCGGCAATATAGAGAACGAGAGCAGGCGTATCGACAGCGCAATGAGGACTATCGGTACTGCCGCCGCAGCATACTTCTCCGTTACCGCCCTGACGAACTTTGCACGTAGCGTTGTGCAGGTCAGGGGCGAAATCGAGTCGCTTGAAATCTCCTTTGCCACCCTGCTCGGCTCGACAGACAAAGCCAAAGAGCTGTTCGGTGCTATCCGTGATTTCGAGGTAAAGACACCTATGACGCTCGAACCTCTTGCCAAAGGCGCACAGACACTTCTCGGTTTCGGCGTGGCGGCTGAAAAAGTAATGCCAATCCTGAAACAAATCGGCGACATCTCTATGGGCAATGCCGAGCGTTTCCAGTCCCTTGTGCTGGCTTTTGCACAGGCATCGGCTAACGGCAAGCTCATGGGTCAAGACCTGCTGCAGATGGTAAATGCAGGTTTCAACCCGTTAAACCAAATGTCAAAGGACACGGGAAAGAGTATCGCAGAGCTACGGGATGAAATGTCGCAGGGCGCAATATCCGCAGAAGACATGGAAAAAGCCTTTGCTTCTGCAACGGCAGAGGGCGGTCAGTTCTACGGTATGCTCGAAAAGCAATCGGAGGGCATAAACGGTGCGTTATCCAACTTGGAGGGCGCATGGAACTCAATGCTCAACGAGATTGGAAGCAGCCAGCAGAGCGTGTTCGTAAGCGGTGTGAACCTGCTTACTAATATGGTAGAGCATTACGATGTGTTTATGAACGCCATATTGTCTGTTGCAGCCGCATACGGGAGTTACAAAGCCGCTCTCATGGCTGTATGGGTGGTGGAAAAGGCACGAAACCTTACCGATAACATACGCCTCATTATGATGTTCCGAAAGGAAATGACACTTCTCACGGCTGCACAACAGGCATTCAACATCACGGCTTGGGCAAACCCATACGTATTGCTCGCAGCCGCTATTATCGGGGTAGTTACGGCTTTGGTACTGTTTACTGACAATGCCACCAATGCGGAAGAAGCACAGGTTAAGCTGAATGAAGAAAGCGATGAATACCGCAAGAAATTGGACGAACAACGTAAGTCCATAGAGGACTACATTAATATCATCAGGGACAAGACAGAAACCGATTATTCGCAGATAGCAGCGTATGAACGGTTAAAGGCACTATGCCCGGAACTGACCAACGAATACACCATGCAGGAATTGGCAACCGCCAATCTTGCAACCACAACAAAGAAACTGAATGAAATACAGGAGCAACAAGAATACCAACATAAGATTGATGAACTAAAAAAATATAAATCCTTGCTTGAAAATATCAAAGCGGCAGAAGAGGATTGGACTAAATTATCAGAAGATAATGCCGACCTGTTGCGCTCAGTATTTGGTACAGGGTTACTTAAAAACAAGCAAGAGCAGGTGCAAGAATACGTAAACGGTTTGCAAAAGAATGTAGATGAAATGAACCGTTTGCGTAAAGAAGCCGAATATAACGCATTACCGCTTGAAACCAAACTTGAATTTGCAATCAAAGATCGTGATAAAATCAAAACCGAATTTGAAAAGGTCAAGAAAGAATTTGAGGAACAGCAGAAAAAGGCTGAAAGCAAATTTGGTCTGTGGAACGTGGATATATTCCTGAATCTACATTTCAAAAATTTGCAGGATAGCCTGAAAAACGCAGATGCAAAGGTAGCTGCACTGCAATCGCAGAAAGCAACCCAAACCACATTCAAGCAGGATTATGAAGCAGCTAAAAAGGCCTGGGAAAACGCTAAGGCTGAACTTGAAAAGATTAACAAGGACAGGCAGAATTATACTTCCCAACAATACGAGGACGCTAAAGCCGCATACGACACGGCAGAGAAAGCGTACAAAGACCTCGGAGGTGATACAAAAGAGAATGACAATCTCAAAAAGACCGCAGAGGAACGCAAAAAGATACTTGAAGACATCGCCAAACAGCGTCAGCAGTTGTTGAACGACATTTCAGATGTAGAGACAGCCGCCCTGCAGGATGGCTTAAAGAAAAGACTTCAAGAAATCGAAAACCGGCGTACACAGACTTTGGCTGCTATTGACCGAGAAGAAGCCGCCCTTGCAAAGAAATTAGATAAAGTCGGCCAGACACTTTCGGAAAGCGACAAGCAGGGCTTTCAAGCAAAACGTGATGCTGCAAACGCCAACGCCACACAAGAAACCCGGAAAGCCGAAGAAGAAAATGCGTCCTACATCAAAGGTCTGTACGAGAATTTGGCAGATGTTTTCATGTCAGAGGAAGAGCGTAAGGTAAACGCCATAAAACGTACTTATCAGGAACAGCGAAAGCAACTCGGTAAAGACCTTGCAGGGGGCAATATCAATCAGGAACAATATAATGACCTGTCCGGCAAAATAAACGCCGCAGAAGCAAAGGAAATGACCGATTATTGGCTTTCCACATACGGTACTTACTATCAAAAACGCGAGCGACTTGCACAGGAATGGGAAGCACGTATAGCGAAAATCCCGGCTGAATTTCAGGAAGAAGCAATGCGTCAATACAAGGAGGCTTTGTCAAACCTTGATATTGAAGCGAACAAAAGTACTTCTGCTATCAGTCAGCTGTTCGGGGACATGAGGGATAAGACCATCAACGAACTTGACGCTATTAATGAAAGAGGACAGGCAGCGTTGGAGTTTCTCAAATCGGGAGAATGGGACGAAGATAAAGGCAAGCAGTTCGGTATCACCAAAGAAACGTTTGATACATGGAGCAGGTCTCCTGAAAAACTGAAACACATATCAGACGCTCTCCGTGACAACAAAAGGGCGGCAGATGAATTACGTCCGGCATACGAAAAGATAGCGGACGGGCTAAAAAAGTTGTTTAATTCAGGTAACGATACAAAAAAACTGAATGAGGCTTTAGCTGATATTCAAGAGGGATTGAATGAAATCATGCAGGTCGGATCTTTCTTATCCGATACATTTTCCGATCTCGGAGACGCTTTCGGTTCTGATGCCTTATCCGGAATTGCTGAAGGTATAAACGTGGCTATGGATGCGGCCAACTCTGCAATGTCAGGTGCAGCAGCAGGTGCGATGTTCGGTCCTATCGGCGCAGCAGCAGGTGCGGCAGTAGGTCTTGTAAGTTCTCTCGTTTCTTCAATAGCGCAGATACACGATGCCAAGATAGAGAAAAACATACAGCGGCTACAGGAACAAGTAGATACGCTGGAAACATCATACGAAGACCTCGACCGGGCAATAGAAAAGGCTTATTCTTCCGATGCTTCAAAACTTATTGAACAGCAGAATACGTTGCTTGAACAGCAGAAAGTACTCATTGAACAGCAGATACGAGAGGAGCAAGACAAGAAAGATACAGACGATGAGCGCATAAAGGAGTGGCAGGATAAACTGCATGAGATTGACATTGCTATTGCGGACAACAAGGAAAAAATGCTTGACGCAATATTCGGAGAGGACGTGCAAACGGCGATAGATCGTTTTGCAGAAGCGTGGGCAGAAGCATTGGCTTCAGGAGAGAAGCCCGTGAATTCGCTAAAAGACGCTATAAAGGATATGGCGAAAAATAGCGTTATGGAACAAATCAAGCAATATATTTCCAATGAGGGCATGATGGATGTAATCCGAGGTGAGCTGAAATGGCAGTTGGAAACCAATAACGGAAAACTTACCGAAAAAGGATACGAGGCGTTGATGCGTGACGCTGAAGAATACGAAAAAATGCTGAAAGAGAAATTCGGTTGGGCGGATTATCTGTTTAAGGATAATGAAGAAGATGCAGAGCGTAAGGGTACGAAAAAAGGCATTGCCACAGCGTCACAGGACAGCGTGGACGAAAACAATGCCCGTCTTACTACCATACAGGGACATACATTTTCCATTATGGATGGGCTAAACACGTTAAATGTTACGGCCAACCGGATGCTTGAACATCTTGCCGGAATTGAAAGCAATACGGCAGGTACAAACGAGCGATTGGACGAAACAAATGTCAAAATTGACGGAATGGATAGAAAGATAAACAGGATGTCCGACACACTTGAAGATATCAATACAAAGGGTTTGAAATTAAAAAAATAATAACGATGGATGAGCTTATAAACGATACTTGGAAACAATGGAAAACCGCTAAGTCAGCGGCTCAATCCTTATGCAATAAAACAGCCCGTTACGATATGGCAGAGAAGCTCGGAGCGTGTTCCATGTTCACGGGAAACGAGGATTTGGAAGAATTGGTAAAACTGATGTTCACTCCCCGGGGAGTTGAATTTATGACAAAATACAATTTCCCCGACCTTGAGACTTTCCGAAAGTTCAAGAAGTACCACCCTGAACGGTTTGGAGTGTACATCGATTGCGGTAAAATTTCGCTTACGGAGGTTCGCCGAGCTTTTCTGGTGGGTAACACCTCAGCAACAGCGAACTATCGTGAAACGGCAGGGAATCGCCTCTATCTGATGCACGGAGCGACTGCTTCCGTTACTGCTTCCGGGTATTCTGTTGTGAAAGTGGAAAAGGATGCTTCATCAAACATAGATTGTTCAATTAACGACCATGCAAAAGTGTTATGGTAGGAAAGTTACTCATCGATGAAAAGGATGCGTTTCTCGAATACGGGGTATTTGTAGAGCAGTATGGATATAAGGCTCTGATACAGATGCCGCCGTTCAAGAGTATAGACAGCACGGAATGGCCGGAATATGACGGGGCGGAATATGATCTTTCAAAACCCGTACTTGACACAAGGACATTCCCCATACCGTTCTGCACCATAGACAACAGCCGACATGACAAATTGTTTTTGCACCTTTCCGATACGGTATACCATGATTTCGTATTTACGGATTTGAAAAAGGAGTACAGACTAAGGCTCGTAAACAATAGTTCTCTGTCTTTCGGAATACGGATTGGAAAACTCACATTGTCTTTTGCAGATGATTTTCCCTCTGTAACGATAACCGAACCTTACGACTTAGGGGCAGCTGACGTTTGGCAAAGAGGATATGAATTAGACGAAGTGGATTTTTCGAGATTCGGCATTTTTGTCTTGAATGGAACAGATGACAATCTAAGGAAAATTTCAAATGTAAGGCAAAATCTTATCATAAGTCCGAAAACGGAAAACGGGATAATATATGACGATGGGAAAGTCCTGTATAAGGCAAGGGATGTAACGTTGAAACTGTTTATCCGGTCAGAAGATATATTGACTTTTTGGGTACGGTGGAATGCTCTGTTTTCCGCACTTGTAAAACCGGAAGAAAGAGTGCTGAATGTTCGGACGCTCAAAAAACAGTACCGTTGCTTCTATAAAAGCAATTCGGTATCAAAATTTGAAATTTTAAAGAACGGACATGTATGGTGTGAGTTTTCTGTCACTCTCACGTTGTCCGGTATACAAAATAAAGATGACTAATTTTTAAACAATAAAACTATGGCTCAAAAAGGTTACATCAGCGAATTCATGAACGGCGGACGTATAGTTTCGCACGGGAAAATAGAAAGTCTTGAATCCGGATTCAGACTGCCAAACGGAACTCCGTTTTCAATCTATATCAGGCCAAAGAACAGTGAGAATACATCATCTTTAGACATTGTACTGAATGTAAAATGCTATCAAGATGACGAATTTTCCGATGCTCCTGTGGCTTTTAACGACTGGTCTCCAATGGCGATCACGGAAATTGCTCCCAATAATGACATTCTCGAAACGTGCGACCTCTATTGGGGAAGCGGTTCTTATATTCAAATTTCATAGACATGATAAATTCAATATTAATATCTATTGGCAGGAAAAAGGCTCGTTCCTCTTTGAAATACCGTGAACTACAATCCACTACTGCCTCCGGCCGAGCCTTTCCGGTCTGGAACACGAAACCGGGAGACGATAAACTGTTGTCCCTATCGATACATGGGCTTACGGAACAGATCGGCACACCGACTCCGGAGAATCCCGTACCTATGCGATCGGTAGGAGACAGTGGGCTGTTTTTGTCAGTCATGCCGGATAAAGCAGGAAGCGACTACCAGTTGTTGAACATCAAAGAAGCAATGAAAAAGGCGGGACATGACGGTATACTTCGATCAGTAAACGGCATATACGATGAAGTAGTGTATAACGGGAAAGAATGGAAACTGATACAGCGGATACAGAATGACCGTATAATCTCCTGCACAGGAGTAAGTAATCATACTGATTTAGGTTTTTGCGACTGTTATTTCTATCCGACAAAAGCACCGATTAACGGAAGTACCCCAAACGGATTATTAAGCACACATTTCGTACAAGGTAATAACGGAGTCGGAACAATCAATCTTAATAACAATTCTCCTTATCTGGGAATATTCCGTTATCCTACAACGGTTAATATGACAAAAGAAGAAATAACAGCGTGGTTGGGCGAAAATGAAGTCTATGTAAGCTATCAATTAGCAGCTCAGGCAGAATATCCGCTTGACTTACCGGTAATAACGACCTATGACGAACAAACCTATTTCGCTACCAATGCAGCCGAAGTAAAACCCCGTATGATAGCCCAATGTAAAGTATCGAAAGCATTAGACTACATCCGGGAGGGTCTGATCGGTTACTATACCGGTCGAGGACGAAGCAACACGGATGAGAATAAAAACATTCTTCCGGATCTATCCGGCAATGGTAATGATCTCACCAACTATAATATGGCATATACCACTGAATCGGGATATGGAGACGGATATATTCAATATGACGGTATAGACGATTACAGTTTCTTGAAAAAAATATATTCAAACATAGATGCACACATACATTGTGTGTGTTCTAATTATAGTACACTTATTAATAACAAAACCATTTGGGGAAGTGGAAAATCATCAGGGGTAATTTCGAGATTATATTGTGATAATTTTAATAAGATGAGCGTGTTTAGTAGTACTGAAAAATGGTTAAATGCGAACGTTTATGATAATTCAGATATTCCTACCGACAAATTAAATAATTTTAGTGCTAACATTCATCCAGATGAAATTATCTTTAATTTAGGTACATTACAAAATAATAAGGTATTCTTTGGTAAAGTAAGAATATATGATGTGTTAATGTACAATCGTTATTTAACCGAAGAAGAAGTACAGCACAACTATAAAGCGAGTTTGCAATATAACGGAGAAGATATAGACGGCAAGGCCGAAGAAACTACGGCCAGCGGAGAAAATGGCTTCACGGTTTACAACTCTTTACCCGGAATATTTAAAGAACTCACCGTTTACGGCAAATCAATCCAAGACGGTACACCGACCCTTGCGAATCCGATACCGATAAATTCAATAGGAGATACCCCGTTGATCCTGACAATCAGTAACGGCACGGAAACACAGCAGATAAATTTTGGAGATATTAAATTAAGGTCTGTCGGAACAGTATCGGACGAACTTGTATTTGATAATAGTGTCGGAAAATGGAAACTAATACAACGAATAAACTATCGTACATTTTCAAGTTTTAATCGTATTGTCAAAGCGAATAATTATGGTCAAGGTATTTGTGATTTTAACGGTCAATACGCTATAAAACATTATTGTCCGGGTTTGTCTAATATAGCCGAAGTTAAATCTGGTGCAAGTGCTTTCAATGACGCAATCGCTAATCCGGAATTAAATAACAGTATGTTTTTAAAACATATGTATTCAGTCATATTCTCGGCTGGAAACACATTAGAAGACATTAATAATAAATTGACATCGGAAATTGAAGTAATTTATCAATTAGCAGAACCGATAGAAACCGAATTAGACTTTGAATCCCCGAAAACATTTTCCGGAGAAGTTACGGTAACTACCAATCAGAAAACCGTATTGCCCTATATGACAGCCAGAGCGGAAGTCGGGGAAAAACTGACGTTGCCCGCTGATCCATTGGCCATATATATAGCAGGAAAACAAACAACGGGAGAAACGGTATTTAAAGATCAATCAGGTAATGGAAACGATATACCGCTTTTCAATATTGCCCATAGTGCGGAGTCCGGATTCTTTCAGGGTACATTGCGTCTTGACGGAGTAGACGATACCGGGAGGTTACCGCTTGAATCGTTCAATCCGGCAATAACAGCAGAAACAAGTTTCTTTTTATCCGGCAAAGTCAATGAAATAGGTACTAAATATTTCAGTTATTTACGAACGAAAGATAGCGTATCTACGGCATTATCAAGATTAGTGCCGGGAAATACAGGTGATTTCATAGCATATTTTCCATTAGCTTTAACCGGGAATCCGGATGTCAACCTGTTGAATACCTATAGGTTGACATATAACAATAATGCTATGTTAGACCAACTATTATCACCGGCAAACAAAACTTACTACAATTTAGCCGGCTTCTTACAAGGCCAATCACAAGTAGAATTAGGGAAATTAGATTACCGCTATCTAATAATCTATCCCCGCAATCTTACACCAGAAGAACAGGCAATAGTACTTAAATATATCAAACAAGGAATTTACGAATTCTAAAAGATATAGAGAAGATTTTTAATTACTAATTATTTAAATGAATACAATATGAAATTTGTAATTTGTACAATTAATCAAGCAAAAGCTCATGGTATAGAAATCATTCCGACAATGAGACAAAGTGTGAATGGAACACAAGTTGTTTTACATGAAGAATATGTTCGTAATATTGACGAGTTTAGCAAACTTAAAAGGTATGAATTTGATGATGCTGAATTTACTCAATTAATGAATAGTGAAGAGTGGAATCATGGAGATGATTACATACAGCCTAATGAAGATTATGCAAAAGTTAAGGCAATGCAGATACTCACCAAAGAGACTACAGCCGCCATTAACACAATGTCATTATCAAACAAGGAATCTATTTCTGTAAAAGAATTTTACCCAAAATGGGAGGATTTTATCAGTAAAAGCCTTAATGATGTCGGGTTTAAAATACTTTATAAAGACAATCTGTATGAAGTTCTACAACCTGTTCCCGTTGTTATTGAACATCAAACGCCAGACATTGTCCCTGCCAATTACGGTCTTGTAAGCGAACATGACGGTACAAAGGATGATCCGATACCATACGAGCGTATGATGATTATACGGAAAGACAAATACTACACCCAAAACGGAAAACTTTATGTCGGAATTTTGGATGCTCCAAACGGTTATGATGCAGATTTAGATATGTTACAGACTTTGGTTAAGGAGGTAAAATAGATAAAATATGATTACACTTCATTTCAACAATACGACTATTGATATACAAGAAGACGACAACAGCTACCGTTATCGTTCTCTTATGGGGGAACATAACATTACGCTCAAATTTTCTCTCGCTGAATACATTGAGTTTCCTATCGGAGCTTGGTGTGAGTATATGGCAGAAAAATACACGCTTGAAACTCCTGCCAACTTCAAGAAGAACGGAACACGAGATTTTGAATATACCCTGATAATGGAAAGTGTACAGAGCCAATTAGGACGATACAAGCTACGTAACACAGTAGATAAGCGTCTCAAATTCTCCATGTGTGCCACACCAAAGGAATTTCTTCAAACCATCGTGGATAACCTCAATCAGCGTGATAGCGGCTGGAGTGTCGGGGATTGTATCGTTTCAACGGAAAAAACCATACCGTTTGACCACTCGTATATTGACGCAGCCTTACAGAGTGTGGCAGACACTTTCAGTACCGAGTGGGAAATAGTCGGCAAAGTCATTCATCTGCATAAAGTCGAGTATTTCAAGGATGAACCGTTACCTCTGTCATACGGCAAGGGTAACGGCTTTGTGCCCGGTTTAGGACGTTCCACCGAAACGGACAGCAGACCCATTGAAATAATGTTTGTACAAGGTGGTTCAAGAAACATAGACCGCTCAAAATATGGATATGCAGAGCTTCTTCTTCCGAAATCGCAGACTTTGGAATACGAGGGACGTACCTATATTTCAGATGAGGAGGGTTATTCAATACGAAGACAGGACAAACCTCTGAAATACAAAACAGAGGACAGCGTAGATTGTTCGGAAATATATCCCTCACGTATCGGTAAAGTGACTAAAGTAGAGGTTGTGGATGAAGAAAAAAACTTTTACGACATCTTCGATGATACAATACCCGAAAGTCTTGATTATTCTAAATACAGAATAGCCGGAGAGACAGCAACGATCATTTTCCAGAGTGGGATGCTGGCCGGTAGGGAATTTGACTTGGAGCAGACGGAAAACAAACTTACAGGTTATGTTCATTCGGAACGGCGTTTCAAGATCGTTCCGCAGGAGATAGACGGTCAGACCATGCCTGGCGGTGTGTATGTGCCTAAAGAGGAAGATACGTATGTCATATTCGGTGTAATGCTTCCGGATGCCTATGTGTGTGACAACGAAACGAAAACCGGAGCATCGTGGGACATGTTCAAAGAGGCTGCCAAGCATCTGTATGAACATGAAGATGTGAAATTCACATTCACGGGAGAGCTGCAAGGAATGTGGGCAAAACGTAATTGGCTTCAGGTCGGTGGACGTCTTGTCGTGGGAGGATATGTGCTGTTTTCTGACAATCAGTTTGCACCTGACGGAGTGCCCATCAGGATAACCGGTATTAAAGACTATATTACTTCTCCATATTCGCCAATTATTGAACTGTCCAACAACGTATCAGGAAAAAGCTTGTCTTCTACCATAGAAGATATACAGAACGAGAATGTGATAGTGGAGAATAACGATAAGGAAATAATACTTTTTACCAAACGTAGATTCCGTGATGCTGTGGAAACGATGAAAATGCTTGAGGATGCGTTATTGGAAAATTTCACAAGCTCCATAACCCCGATAACGGTACAGACTATGGCTATGTTGGTCGGCGATGAAAGTTTGCAGTTCCGTTTCGTGGACAGTTCGTTGCACCCTATTCAATACCATATCACCTACAATCAGGAAACAAAACAACTGATAGCCCCTAAAACCATACTCCAGCACATGACGCTCGGAATAGATACCATAACATCAAACAGAAGCAAAACGGAATACAAGAATTGGAACATCAAAGGCTATACAAGCCCTGTATTAGACCAATTATCGCAGCAATATTACTTCTATGCCAAAGTACCGACAGGCACGGGAGAGGGCGAATTTGTGCTGTCTCCAAAAGCCATAGGCATGGATGATGTTGCCGGGTTTTATCATCTGCTCGTTGGACTGCTTAACAGCGAGTATGACGGGGAACGCTCCTTCGTAACCCTGTACGGTTTCACGGAGATTTTGCCCGGACGCATAACCACCGACAAGATTGTTTCAGCAGACGGAACTACCTATTTTGATTTGGCTAACTCCGTTATCGGTGGACGTATCAAATTCAGAAGTCTAAACGGAACAGAGAAAGATTTAAGAGATTTCGAGAATGAGTTCAACAACCAAACGGCAGACTTTATAGAAGCTATAGGAGACTTGCAATCACAGATTGACGGAGCTATAGAGAGCTTTTTTTACGAGTATGACCCGACTACAAGTAATGCTCCCGCTTCATCATGGAAAACAGACGAAGATAAGAACAAGCATTTGAACGATACGTTTACCAATCTGCAATCCGGACGTTCATGGCGTTGGACTAAATCGGGCAGCACGTTCAAATGGACGGAAATAACCGATACAGCCACAACGGAAGCCTTAAAGAAAGCCGGGCAGGCCCAAGATACAGCAAACAGCAAACGCAGGGTGTTCGTTTCAACTCCCTATCCGCCTTATGATATAGGTGATTTATGGGTGAACGGAACAGAGATGAAACGATGCATGAAAGCAAGGGAAACAGGTTCTTATGTTGTTACGGACTGGGAAAAAGCCGTAAATTACGACAACACAAAAACGGTTATTGACGGAGGGCTGATTACATCCGGTACTGTCCAGCTTGCCGGTGATGATACCAACATCAAAGCCGGAATTACAGGAGAAGGGAATTACGACAATTCTGTGAGAATATGGGCCGGTACTTCTTTCGATAACCGTGCTGATGCTCCTTTTCGGGTACTTCAGGACGGAACAGTAATAATGAAAAAGGCACAGGTTGAGGGTATTATCATAGCCACATCCGGGAAAATAGGAAAATTCAATATAGACGATGACGGATACCTGACTTCCGAATATAACGGTTATTTCGGTACGATAATAAGCAATGCTTCTTTTATGTCATGGTCACAACACGGGTCTTCTTCTTTTTCAAATTCAGGCATAATCAGTGAGGAGGGTGAGAGTTTAGCAAATAATGCCATATACGTAACTCATAATTATGACATCTCCGGGAATGACAAAATAGACAACGGGATAAATATTGTCTTGAGAGAATACGGAGGATTCAATGGCATTCGGTGCAAGGTGGATAAATCAGGTGGTAACGGGGTAGCCAAAGCTCTGGTACTTGAAACTACAAATCCGAAAGATGATGTAGCACTGGAAGCTACAGGCCGTGTTCGATTCTACAACGTGAGGGATATAGCAAATGAAGATGCCATATACAATCTACAGCTTTATGCCCGAAGTATTGGTAACGGAAATTTTGAGTTATTGGCAAAACAAGTATAACGATAATCAAATAATACAGATATGGATGCATCAGCTATAATTAGTGCAATAGGTGTGATAATAACAGGGGTGCTTGGGCTTTGGTTTAAGTACAATCAGAAGACAAAAGACAAACTTACGGACTTGAAAATTGAGCAGTTCAAACAGGAACAGGAGATTAAAAGCAAAAGACGCAATGACAGTTCTGCTATCGTGTTCGGTGAGCTATGGAGCATACTATATCAAATGAAGGCGGACAGAGTATATATCGTTCAGCCCCATCCTCTTGGTAACGAATGTTTGCTATCGGTATATTACGAGGTTAAACGCAAGGGCATTGAGGGAATGAGGGATAAAATACAGAATCTCAAGATGTCGGAAGTGGCTAAATTCAGTGCGGACATGAGCAAGAATCTGTTCATGTATATAACCAACATTGACGAGCAGGTAGATGATAAATATGCCAAATCCCTGTTATCTTCATGCGGTTGTCAGGCAGCAATTATAAAGAGGTTGAATGATAGCAAATATGATTGGGTAGGCAGCATATTCTGTGAGTTCACAAGTCCTATGGAGGTGTCAGAAGATGAAGCCCGGACTATCATGCATGAAGCTGCGATGAATATACAATACTTATTGCCGGAATACAAATAAAACGTTTCACTTTATAAATCAAATCAGTATGAAAACAGACAAAATTATTCACCTTGTTTGCTGCTTGATAGCGGCAATTTTGGTAGCCGTGTTGTTCGGTATTATTTCAAGTTCCTACATTTCTGTTCTATCAGGATTTGTAGCAGCGGTATGCCTTGCCATCGGTAAGGAAATGGGAGATTATTTCAACCCTAACAGCAAATGGGATTGGTACGATCTGTTAGCCGGAGTTGTAGGTGCTTTGATAGGCTCACAAATCGGGTGGTTCTTATAAACTGAAATACTATGGCAAAAGCAGAATTATTGAAACCGTTCATCCTGCGCTGGGAGGGCGGTTTCGTTGATGACCCGCTCGACCGGGGCGGCGCAACGAACAAAGGAATTACTATCGGCACATTCCGTAGCTTTTACGGACAAGGAGCGACAGTCGAACAACTAAAGAACATCACAGACGAACAATGGCTGCACATCTTCAAAAGCGGCTATTGGGATAAATGGAAAGCGGATAATATCGCCAACCAATCTATTGCCAATACCTGTGTGGACTGGGCTTGGGCTTCGGGAACAGGAACATCTATCAAACAGGTACAGAAAATTCTCGGTGTGGCCGTGGACGGCATTGTAGGCAAAGACACCCTTACCGCAATCAACATAGCAGACCAAAGGGCACTGTTTGATAAAATCCATGCCAGACGCATCGAGTTCGTAGAGAATATTGTAAGGCGTAACCCCTCTCAGTCCCGGTTTATCAAAGGGTGGAAAAATCGTATTAACGCATTGACATTTGAAGAATGATGAAAACAAATAAGAATTACGATCAGAAAGTAGATAAAGCCTATATCATTGCAATAATAGCCAAAGCTTTTTTATAATTTCATTTATGTAAAAATTTGCCAAACGAGGGAAGCCGCAGCTACTACAAGTGCAGCTATTGAAATCCAATATGCTTTTCGAGCATATTTCATGTTGGATTTTTTCATATCATTGTCAAGTTTCCTGTCTGCCTCCCTCTTTTCTATCTCTTCTATGGCGTTTACACAATCGGCATAGAGTAGATTAAGATATTGAGCCTGTGTTACACAAAAATATCCTCCATTTAAACCGATACCGACATGTTCATTTTGAAGAACTTTAAAAATGCGAGTCCAATATTCTCCGGATAGCTCCTCTCCTTTTTCACGCGAGATTTCATTATGTCCTGCCATCAAATATTTGATAACAGTCATAAAAGAATGGTAATACTCTTTAGTTTCCATAAATAGGTAAAATATAACACTATACAAAAGTAACATAAATAAAAACAATCATGAAACTTAAATTTCTATTTTTAGGCATCTTGGGAATATTAACAGCTTGCAGAACACCACAAAAGCTAACAACCACGCAACAGGATAGTACCCATATCGAAATCCGGGAAAAAGTTGTGTTTATTCCTGATACGGTATTGGTTGAAATTCCGTCACAGATAACAGAACGAACAACCCGTGACACAACTTCGCACCTTGAAAATGACTATGCGACATCCGACGCACGGGTAAACTCTGACGGTAGTCTATATCACAACTTAAAGACCAAACCACAGAAGAAACCCGTCCCCGTTGAAACACCTGTTATACGTAAAGACAGCATAGTTTACCGTGACAGGGCTGTAAAGGAACTTGTCCCGATAGAACGTGAACTGTCCAAATGGCAGAAGACACAGATGAGGGGATTTTGGGTCGTGCTGACAATACTTATCGTTTACATGCTCAAGAAGCCTTTGTTAAGTATTATCAGACGATTTATATAAATACCTTGAAATTGCCATAAATCCATTATCTTTGCAGTACTGATACATTTGTGTCAGTTGCGTTGAATACCCTCGGTAGGACAAAGTTTCTATCGAGGGTTTATTTTTATAGCAAATATGACAAAAGGCAGCAAAGCAAGCAAATTGAAACAAAACAAGCAATTCGCTTTCGTGAAGCAAATCGCCCCAAATGGGGGCGAATGGAAGCAAACAGATACACAAAAAGCAATTGCAAACGAATTTAGCAAATCGCTTACTACATAAATCAAGATATTAGAGAAAACATGCACTATACAAGAGAAATCATCAGAGACTTTGGCACGTAAGATAAATTATATATATTTGACCTGAAGCAGGACAGTAAAAAATTCATATTTACAGGTTATATGCAGCCTGTTTTCTGCAAAACCGTTGCTATTTCGTTGCTAATAAACAGAATTAAACCACATAATATATTCATTATCAAAATATAAGATTATATACAAGAAATTTTGCATCGGTAAGTAGGATATTGTAATCAACTGCAACGAATTAGAACCAACTATAATGAAGCCGCTGATTTTCAGTGGCTTTTTTATTTGCCAAAAATCCAGCTATAAACAGTTGGATACTGTTGTTCACCATATTTTTCTACCGTATTTCTACCGCGAAACATTTTCGGGATTTGCCCCAATGTCACGATGACGCAGTAGTTGACGTGTGTTGACAATGGTTTACGTGAGTAGACAAAAAGGGAAATAAAACGCAGCCTTTATTGCTGACCGCAAGGGCTGAAATTGCCCGAACAACGAAAGTTCATGTTTAACGAAAATATGGAGGACAAACAAAATGGAAGTAAAAAGAATCTGCCAGTGGTGCGGCAAGCCTTTCATGGCAAAAAAGACTACCACAAATTATTGCAGCCCGCAATGCTCCAAAAGAGGCTACAAACACCGGATGAAGGAGCGCAGAATGGAACTCAGGGAAATTCAGGAAATGCTTGAGTTAAAGAGAAAGCTGGAAAGTCAGGAATACTTCACTTTTTCTCAAGTCTCCAGACTGATGGGTGTTTCTCGCCAGTATGTCTATAAGCTGGTGAAGGAAGACAAACTTCGTGCATCCCGGCTAAGTTCGAGAATGTCACTCATCCGCAGAAGCGACATTGAGCTGATGCTGAAAACCAAACCTTATGAAAGCATCAAGCCAAAGGATGATGTCGATATAACCGAATATTATACAGCCGAACAGATTGCGGAGAAGTACAAGGTAAATACCAAATGGGTATGGACATATACCAGAGAACATGATGTCCCCAAAATCAAAGTCCACCAATTTAACTATTACAGCAAGAAGCATATCAATGCGGCATTTGCCAAGTACAAGACGGATGACGCCTTGACCGAATGGTACACACCGGAAGAGATTGAGGAAAAATATGGAATGACCCGTGTAGCCATCCGCTCGCATGTCTATCGCAACAATATCCCCTCGAAGAAAGAGCACGGCCAGATATTCTACTCCAAACTTCACTTCGACCTGTCAAAACAGACCGCCGAAGATGACTCGTCTGAATACTACACCGTACAGGAAGCTATGAAAAAATACAATCTCACCAGGGATTCAGTTTACGGCATCTTGCAATTCCACGAAATAAAACGGGAGAAGAAAGGCAGGTTCGTGCGCTTTCTGAAGGTGGAATTCGACCACATCATGGGAGCCCGTTAGTGGCTAAATGCGACCGACTGTAATTATCGGGAAATTATTTCCTGCTGATTATGGTCTGTATAAAAGCATTAAGGATTTTCGCAGCAAAAATCAGTTACAACCATTTAATATTCAACATTATGTCAGAATGCAAAACAGTTACATTGAGGACGCGCCCTTTGAAGAAAGGTATGCTGTCGTTCTATCTTGATTATTATCCGGGCTACCGGGATCAGGAAACAATGAAGACCATCCGCCATGAAGGATTGAACATTTACATCTATGCCAATCCCAAGAATCAGCGTGAACGCGACTTCAACGCTGCCATGTCGGAAAAGGCCGAAGCAATCCGGTGCCGGAGGTTTGAAGCCATCGTAAATGAACGGTACGATTTCTTCGACAAGCGCAAGTACAAAGCGGACTTTCTGGAGTATTACCGGAAGCAGCTCCGCAAGCACGACCAGAAATGGGGATTTGTCTATCAGCACTTCTACAACTTCGTTCACGGCAAATGCACTTTCGAAGAAATAGATGTAGACCTGTGTAACAAGTTCCGGAAATACCTGCTTAACGCAAAGCAACTCCGGCGTGACGGACAAATTTCAAAGAACTCCGCCTCCGGCTACTGGTCTACTTTCCAGGGATTTCTGAAGATTCTGTACCGCAACAGGATGATAAAGACCAATGTCAATGACTTTCTGGAAAAAATCGAATCGGAAGATATTGCCAAGGAATACCTAAGTGTGGAAGAGCTGTATTGTCTGGCTGAAACTCCGTGCAAGATATCTGTTCTAAAGACTGCTTCTCTCTTTTCGTGTCTGACCAGTTTGCGGCTCAGCGATATACTTTCCCTTTGCTGGGAGGAAATCGTTGACTTTGCAGCTGGAGGAAAATGTGTCCATACCATCACCCAGAAGACCAAGACGGAAGACATCATCCCGATAAGCGATGAAGCCTTGGAACTGATCGGGTACAGTCCCGAGAAAAAAGGTCTTGTGTTCAAAGGCCTGAAGCGGAGCTGGACGCAGCAGCCGATGAAGGAATGGATCCGTTCCGCAGGAATTACCAAAAACATAACTTTCCACTCATATCGCAGGACATACGCAACCCTTCAGGCTGCAGCGGGTACTGATATCCGTACCATCCAAAGCAACATGGCACACAAAAGCATCACTACCACTCAACGCTACATGAAAGTAGTCGACAGCAACAAGCGTGAGGCGACCACCAGAATCACATTGACAAGAAAGGGCTGACCAGACTGATTCGTGCCTGTTTTATCGGTTAGAGTATGATTTTTCGCTGAAAATCATACTCTAACCATATTTTTTCTTAATTCCCGGCTGATTTTCCGCCATTATTTACAACTGTCTGAAACCGGACATCTATTTTTGTCCTATCACAATTCCAAATAATAACAGTTTATGGCAGATAACAACCGAATATCCATCAAAAAGACAAGCCGAGTTCTTGCGATTATGTGTGTCGCCTACACAACAGTGGCAACAATATTGTACAACAATTATCAGATTGACCTGATTGACTATTCCACTCCGGTCATATTAGGAACCGTAGTAACCATCATGTCATGCGCTGCACTGCAACGCCTGTTCTGTTCTCTACTCTCCAACAGCTATCTTTCTTTTGGCTGCAAGGAGTTATCCTCAAGAGGAATTGTCCCTTCCGAGACAAATCCTGATACCCAGGAAGAATTGCTCCAAACTGATAATGCAACCAGTGAAAAACAGGTCGAGAGTCCATATCTTAAGGAATATGAAGCCCACATAGAAGAATTGCGGCGCAATGAAATGGAGAAGAAGAGCGCTATTGTGCATGCGATACATGAATACACCACACACGAAATGTCACAGTTCTTATCCATAGACGATCTTGAAATTCTCCATGAGAACATAGAATCTCTGGCATACGGACAAGCGGAACCATATAAACCGATTCGTTCCAAGCCCGATAATCAAATCAAGTCCCCCTCGCTAAGACATTATGCATGGAATATCGGGGAGAGACTTGATATCCCTTTAATCGACAGGGCAAAGTTCATAAAAACAATATTCCCGCATGAACTGGAAAATGCTACAATCGAATACCTTTGTAAAAATCTTCGTGACTCAGTTCCCGCCATAATTGCTATAGATGTCCCGGAGAACGGGGACTATCATTTCAGTTGTATGCAAACTTCAGCAGACAGCGATAATTAGTTTCTGCTGATTATAATCTGCATAATATCATTATGTTGGTTTGCAGCATGTTTAACATTTAAATATAAAAAACATGCCAAACGAGAAACTGACATTCAATGACCTGCCGGAAGTGGTAGGCAAACTTTGCGAAAGAATCGAGAGTCTCGAAAATGCGTTGAAGGACAATTTTGCCAAACAGGTTCCTGTCAAAGAAAACCTGCATGTTCCCATGACCGTGGAGGAAGTATGCAGTTACCTTGGAATATCCAAGTCATCCTTCTATTACAAAGCCAAACACGGAGGGATACCTGTCATCAAGCAGGGGAAGCATCTGTTCGTATATCGCGACGAACTGGACAAATGGCTGGAGACAGGAAGAAAAAGCCAGATGCCTCTGAGCTTCGAGGAGGAACACGAGCAGATGCTTGCTGCGACAAGACATAAGGCCAAACCAAGAGAACTGTAGGAATATGGAAAAGACGAGCTGCAATATTCCTACTCCGGAGGAATTGAGAAAGTACATAAATGAATCGGTCATAAGTGTGACCGGGACATACGAACAGTCCGCTTCCGTACTTATGGTGGATGACTCCACAATCGGGACTCTGGGAAACTTCAGTGCATCCATTGGAAAGGCCAAAAGCAAGAAGACCTTCAATGTCTCCGCCATCGCTGCGGCTGCCCTGAAGAATGGCACAGTGCTGCATTACCGTGCCTGCTTCCCGGAGGGGAAAAGGAAGATTCTCTACGTTGACACGGAACAGGGCAAGAACCATTGCCAGATTGTTCTGAATAGAATTCTGAAATTGGCAGGTCTACCAAAAGACTGTGATACCGATAATCTGACGATGCTGGCACTCCGGAAATATTCGCCCGAAATACGACTGGCTATAACGGAAGAGGCTATCGGCATGATACCCGATTTAGGTCTGGTCATCATAGATGGCATCCGGGACTTCATCCATGATATCAATTCACCCGGTGAATCCACCGATGTGATATCCAAATTCATGCAATGGACCGATGACAGGCAGATACACATCCATACCGTCCTGCATCAGAACAAGAATGACGAGCACGCGCGTGGTCATGTCGGCACGGAACTGAACAACAAGGCGGAAACAGTCATGCAGATAGAGCCAGACAAAGACGACAAGTCCATAAGCGTGGTGGAAGCCATACACAGCCGTGACCGTGAGTTTGAACCGTTTGCCTTCCGGGTAAACGATGATTCCCTGCCCGAACTGGTGGAGTCATATCAGCCCCAGAAAAGGCAACCAGGACGCCCGCCTAAGGAACCGTTCGACCCGTACAAGGAAATACCTGAGAATACGCACCGTTCCGCTTTGAACGCCGCTTTTGAGGACGGGAACATCAGCGGCTATAACGGCTACCTTGAACGGCTGAAAGAGGGCTACGGACGGCAGGGAATAAAACTGGGGTACAACAAGACGGTGGAATTGGCAAAGTTCCTATGTAACAAGCGGATGGTCGTAAAAGAAGGGAAAGAATACAAATTCAACCGGGATTTCCATTATTGAGCCACTATGCCATTAAATCCCGGTGTGACATTTTTCTGTGACATTTCCCGGCTTTACTTTAATGCCGGGGTGTAGATATAAGAATAAAGCAAAGCTATGGCAGGTTTCATCATGCAGGTGCAATCTGCCATACTTCCTTTTGTATGTACATTGGAAACCGGACAGCATCTGTATTATTTGAAGCGAAACTATCATCCATGCCGGGCTTGCCCGTCTGCCAGTAGTAAACCCAATGGGGGAGCCTAATACCCCATTCGCCTTTCGGCGACAGGATGCGTGCCACTTAAAACAGCAAGCTGGGCACGGGAAAATCACTATAGGGATTGGACAGTGGACGAAAAATCCTATCTCTCTTGTAGCCAACGATGATATCTGCTTTATGCACATAGCTTCCGCAGAAGAACCGGATAGGACTTTAACCAAGTTATGATTTGAGGCGATAGTTATGGTTGGCGCAAAAACACATCATGTGAAACAGGGATAATCCAGCGATACCTTAGTGTAAGGTATTCAACAAAAACTCTTGAATCCATTCGGCAGAATATCGGACAGTCCCATGCTTTGGCTATTAGACATTTTGTTGATATTGTATCCCCTACTTTCGAGCTTGGTTTGCCATGTTTGCAGTCAAACTCGTTATCAGCATCAAGTTACGAATGTTCAATGAGTATACCACATACCCACTTGCAAAAATTGGTTCATGTTATGGCAAACTTTTATCATGGATCTGGCAAACAAAATTTCTTTGACTGGATAATCTCAGCAACAATCCATCTTGAAAATCCGGCAAACACGGAAACAATATCCGGCATAGTCAATTGATACATCTGCCTAATATGTCCATATTAACAATGCTAGAAGCTTATTCCAACAATTTGCACGAACTGGCAACAGTATATTGAGGACAGAAGAAAAGTCAGATTAAATCTGGAAAATTTGAATTCAAATTTCCAGCAATCATATGATAATATCTTTCATTTAAAGCTTTCAGCTACAATGTTGCAACTCGAGCTACTCTGTATAAAGTCATACCCATGATTTCCGAGCAAACTTGACGAGTTCAAACAATATATAAAGGGGTTTAGGGATTTATCATTAGAATCATTGCAGATGATATGCTAATGTTTCCAGATATTCCGACCTAGGCTATATGTGATACCAATTACATTCCCAGTCTATAGTTCCATGTTTTTCGAGGCTCATATAGTTAAAAAGTTACATCTAAGCAAAAAATCACTCCTTCAAATCCCCGTTTATGGCTAGCTTTTCGTATCTTTGTTTTATTTTAAATTGCTATGCATACGACCAATCATCATATTCCTTCCGGCTCGGCTTTCAATGAAGAGCTTCGAGATTTGTGGAATCAGTATATCCTGATTCAGGAGCAACTCCTGAAGAGACGTTGTGCGCCGATAAGCATCGATCCGGAATCCATAGAGATTGACGGATATAAAATGACGGTAAATGTAGATGAATCTGGTCGGGACAGAATCGTAGATAGAATCTTCAAAGAACGATTGATGCTCTCGCCCGATGATATTCATGAAGACCACTTGATGATTAATGAAGGTGTCTGGAATTCATTCACGGACTCGGGTATATGTTCTCTGCAAAAAGAACTGGCCTCGTGCTACATTCATATGGAGCACTCCCCCTCCATCTGTGCGACCGTTTTCTACGGAAACGGGATAGTACTCCCGACTAATCAGCTCACTCTCTCAGAAATCCGCAGCCTCGACCAATCTTTAAAGGGAGGGCATGTATGTATGGGGCAAGTTGATGATATTGTTGCCTGCATCACAACGCTTAATGTTGACCTAGAGGCATTCTATACTCACCTTTTTGGTTCCGAGCATTATTGGAGAAAGGCAAAAGAGCACAAAGGAGAAGCCATCATAAAAGACATCATCGAGTATAAGAATCATTATATTCCCGATGATGTTATTAAAGACTATGGTCCCAAAATCGGCTTAAGGATTGATAGTTATCGGATTATTTTTAGTATCGACAATCCGAACGCTAAGGAGATGATGAGGGCCATGTGTAATTATTATGACACATCCACAAAGGCATTTGTCTTTAAGCGTCCCATTGATCGGGATGAATTATACGACCTTGACGTGATGTCCGAGATCCAAAGTAATATCACTGTTTTCTTAACTGAAGCCCGCCACTATTGCTCGGAAAATGAGATTCATGTTGATACGGTTTTCCGCTATAAGACATCCAACCGTCAATCCGTCCGTTATGTTTTCAATAATGTGACTCAATATGTGGCGCAGCGCGACAATATGAGTTTCAATCCTGACACTGGAAATCTTGGGATCGATTTCAATTGGCGGTCGGACAACATCTGGGCTATTCTTAAAGAACTGGAAAAGTCAGTTCCTTTCATTTCTGCTCGCACATACGGTGCTGAGCATAAGTTCAAATGCAACGTTTCCACTTCGATGGTTGGGCTCAGCGAGGTGGAGAACCGGCTAAACGACAGATTTGAAAATGTTGCCATAGAGAATGATGCGAACAGCCACTGTATCCGCATCAGTCTCCCCTGTCCTTCTGTTGATTATTATGAAAGATTACATGATTCTCTGCAGAGGGAGCTTTCTTTCCTAAGAGGATCTTGCAATGTACTTCTTGACCAGCGCGTTTCCGGGAAAGTCAAAGTCCTAATTCACCGCGATGAAAAATCTCGTATTGAAGACATAGAGGATAACCTCAAGGATATGCGCAAGGCAGATTTCGGCTTTGAAGTAGGCGAAAAGATGGTCCCTTTCGGCAATCTGCTGTCGGTTAAGTATCCAAAGCTGTTATTCGACATAGACGTTGAGCCCGGAAAGGAGCAAGCTGTCATCAAGTATCTCAATCAAAAGAGCATTCAGTTTGTTGTTCCCATTCTTACCGGGGATATCGAAAAGATTTCCAGGTTGAAGAATACGTTTACGATGGCCACAAGTGGCAACAATCTGCTTAACGACAACCTTCAGAACTTCATATTTGATTCTGCGCTCGCCACACCGACTCCCGATTTACAATACATATTACGGAGAGATGGCGGCCCATATCAAGAACTCTGTAGACATTTGATTAACTCGCGGATTAATGAGTCACAGAAGGATGCAATTCTTAAATGTATCTTCGCAAAAGATCTCGCTGTCATACAAGGGCCTCCGGGTTCTGGTAAGTCAACTGCAATTGCTGAACTCATCTGGCAGCTCATCAGGAATGGACTGAAACAAGGTAACAAATGCGAAAGGATTCTTCTTACTTCAGAAACGAACCTTGCTGTTGACAATGCTATTTCAAGAATCATCAACAGCAAAACGAATCTTGTTAAGCCAATTCGTTTCGGTGGTGAAGAAAAACTCGAGTCCGAAGGTCTCCAGTTCTCGATCGAGCTTATGAAGAAGTGGGTTGAAGAAGGAGATGAAGCCCTCCTGCCGGAAGAACTTGATGAAGAGGATGACGCAACCAGAACTGTGTCCAAAACAGATTTGGTTCTTAACAATTGGTTGGAGAATATTTCTCGTAGGTCTTTCTACGGCATAAATGCCGAAGATAACGACGTAATGACCAAGTGGAAGAGAGTGTTATCTGAACCCACGAAAGAGATTCGTGAACTCGTTTACAAGAATTACATTGACAATTGTAATGTAATCGGAGCCACCTGTAGTTCTATCGGTGACAAAAAAGCGGATGGCAAAGGAAGCACACAGTTCTTCAGGAATTATAGAGAGATATTTAATCCCAACGGGCGAAACGTAAAAATCGAGTTTACGACTGTTATTCAGGATGAGTCCTCTAAGGCAACCCCGGCGGAGTTGGTTCTTCCATTCGTGTACGGGAATCGAGCTATAGTTATCGGAGACCATCGTCAGCTCCCTCCGATGCTCGATCGTGAAGAAATGGAATCTTCGCTTGATTATGCCCTCTCTTCTGCCAAGACTCCAGAAGAGAGAGAAAAGATTAACCGCCTACAAAAGTTCCTTGATACGCAATTCGACAAGATTGAAGAATCTCATTTTCAGAGATTGTATGAAAATGCGGATTCATCCATCAAAGAGACTTTCAACCTGCAATACCGGATGCACCCCGACATAAACGATGTAATTAAGCAGTTCTATTTGAAAGATGGCGGTCTTGATTGCGGTTTAATCAAGCCGAAAGACTTGGGTGTTAACTTCCCCGACTTTACCAACCCCGCTTCTCGCTATCACGGCATTGAAATGAAGCCATTTATTGGCCACAATACGCATGTGCTGTTCATCAATACTGACAGTCCAGAAATGCTTGATGGCACATCCCGAGTTAATTATGGCGAAGTTGAGGTAATCGGCAAACTGCTTAATAGATTCGCATCATCTTCTACATTCTCCAAATACCTTGAAAAATTTGATAAGGAAGAAGATAAGCAGATCGGCATTATCAGTTTCTACGGAAAACAGATAAAGCAGATAAGAGAGTTGGCTAAACTCCACAAGAATATTCCAATTAGAGTAAGTACCGTTGACCGGTTTCAGGGTATGGAGCGTAATATCATCATCGTCTCAATGGTGCGAAGCCACGTGATTCAGGCGCACAAAGACGATGCTCCAAATTATGCGAGATTCAGGAAATATGGCTATCCCGAGCAAACATCCTTGGGATTCGCTCAATCCCCGAATAGACTTAATGTCGCCTTGTCCCGTGCAAAGAGATTGCTTATAATAGTGGGCAACGAAAAACACTTTTCGCAGCATCCGATTTATGAGCAGCTGTTTAAAACGATAAGGAACAATCCGGACAATAGAGTAATTGAACAAAGCGAGCTATGAATCAGAATTTCCTTCATAATGCAGAGTACGTCTATTCAAGCCTCCACAAATGGGGCCTGAAACGCTATTCCTGTCGTGTACAGTATTACACGGAGGAACCCCTGTCTGACCTTGATTTTGTCATCTGTTCTTTATTAGCCACAACCGAGGATGGTGCTTATGACAAAAGAAGTCTCGGCATTATGCTTGGTTTCAGTATGGCAGACAACCAACCGGAGGCTTATTATGACAAATCTGAAGTAAAATTATACGAGGATATTCTCGCTATTGTAGAGAAGAATCACCTTATTCGTGTTAACGAAGACTTTGTTGAGCTTACCAATCTTGGACGACTATCTCTGGCAAACAATACTTCTTACCGTTTCTTTAGTGGCAGACAATATCTCTACGAACACTTGACTTTCTCCTACCCGTACCCTGATGCCCTTCAAATGTTCCCGTTCTACAAGGACATGGGCATTTATACCGAGTTACAGCGTGGCGCACAGTATTGGCCGGAGGATGTTGAGATTCCCACGATAATCGGCAGGAAACCGAGCCAGCTCATTAAACGAATTCTTCTTCAGTCAAAGGTTCCAAGCAACATATTTGAAGCCTCAATTGATGAGTATTTCGACATCGAGATACGAAAAGTCCCAATCCGTCTTTATACGAGTGACGATGAGTACTTTCCTGTTGCGTATAACGAAAAAGAGATCGCTCCTATGGCGACTCAGCTCTTTGAGTTGGACGAGAACGCACTTCAGAGGGAGAATGCCATCATGGAGTGTTTGTTTGCGAAGTTGTGGGATGACAAGTCTGCAATTCTGGACTATAACAACCTCGAAGCTTATTTTGAATTTGTCAATTTTGAGGAACTTACAAAAGACTCAAGAACAAAGTGGAACGATGAGTGCTTGTTCGCTAAAATCGTTGAAATGGCGAACAGCAATTGCTGGCTAAATATGTCCAACAATTGTGACATAGAGATCATCTACAAGCATTTAGACAAATACATAGACCAGTGGGATTGGGAAACGCTTACCAGCAGGGTTGAGGATGACTTCCTTCTTGCCAACTTTAATGACTATCCGTGGGATCTTGAAGGCATTTCAAGCGATGCCACAAGAGAAGTGTCCTTAATAGAGAGTCTGATCCTTAAGTCAGGGGTCTACTCAGCCGAATGGGATTGGGAGACTCTCGGAAAACGCCTAGAGAAAGATTTTGTCCTTGGTAATCTGGCCTTGACAAACGTTGATTTGTCAGATTATACCGAAGATTCCATCCCCGTCAGATCTCTTCTTCTGGAGTATCCGGACAAGCGCTGGGATTGGAACAAAGTCGAGGATACTTTCGATCTGTCGTATATCTTAGAAAACATCCTTACCCTACAAGAGCATCTTAAGTTTGTCCGCCTCTTTGACAGAGCCTTTGTAGATGATGAAACTGCGCATACCTTTATCAACAACTCATTGTTCGTGTCTGCTGTAAACGCAAACATCAAAGAAGAAGGCTCGCTTTCATCATTGTTGTTTAACGAGAAGGAGTATGCTTGGTCAGACGAATTAATTCAGGCCTTTGATACATTAGGACTGATAGATTGGCATTCCTCTCGTTACTCTCCCGGCTTTGAATGTAATCCGAGTCTAATCTGGGACAAGCCATTTTTCACTCGCTATAACGATCGGGTAACAACGCCTATCGGAAGAGATTTCGTTTCAGAAAAATTGCAAGACGAAACGACTATAAGTGAATTCCAAGATTTTGAATGGAACTGGTCTAAACTGTCCGGCAATCAAAAAGTCTCCACCGACTTCGTAAAGGCGAATTACAAATTGCCTTGGGACTGGAGTATTCTCACAGAAAGGATGTTTGCCAGCCTTAAGTATAACAACATCGGACATCCAGCTTTTGTCGACAAATGGGACTGGAGCTATCTTTCCGCAAACCTTCCCGTTGAATTCATTATTGAGAATCTCACAAAATACTCCAATCATTGGTTCTGGAATGATGTTCTCGACAGAATAATAAATGAGCAGAATCGGCTTGACATCACATGGCTTTCAACGATAGCGTCATCCCTTAATTCAATCACGGACCAGACCTCCAAGGATGCTGCATGGACGTATCTATCCGAGGAGTATTCATACTATGAATTTAAGGGTATTCTTCGAAATACATATCATGATAGTAGGTTCTCTTGGGATCTATCTATGCTGTATTCTAAGAAAGAGTTTGACATATTCACCGATCTTGAAGAGTGCGCTGATTTTATAGATTGGGAATCACTCTCTTACTCTAAAGACTTTGATAAACATCTGGCCTTTGACCCGAAATCCGGCATCAGAGAGGTATCCTGGAATAAGGATGTCAAGCAATTGATAGTAGGTCTCGAAGACAAATGGGACTTTTTCGGCCTATCCACATTAGACAGTCTCAATGACAAGGACTGGTTCTTGACCAAATATGCCAGAAAACTTGACTGGGAATATATCTCTCTTCACAGCCGTATTTTTACGGTAGAAGATAAGCAGCAACTCAATAATGTAATCAGCGCTTATCGGTCGTACATCTCGTTTAAATCATTGTCCGAACGCCAAGATGTGGACATAATTCAGATAATCAAAGGCTTTCCCGAAGCACAATACGATTATAATGCACTGATTGCAAATGGCAAATGGCGAGTTACTCAGGCTGACATTGAATCAAGGTCTCAGTATCAATGGGATTGGAGACTGCTTAGTTCTGCAGAGATATTCAAGCCGACGACTGAGTTCTTGGTTAGATACTCAGATAAGGACTGGGACTGGGAGGCATTATCGAAAAGAGACTCCGCCAAGTTGTGGTCTTCATCTACATTGTTGCTGTTGATGGCCCAAGATGAGCGCATATCATCACAGGTTGACTGGATGACGCTGACCGGGCGTCATTACTTCCCCGTAAGCTCTCCCATCATTGCTCTCATTCCGGATGATAAAGTAAATTGGAAAAAAATGTCGTCTTCAGAGCATGTAATGAATCTGCTCCCGGATTTTGCCGACGATTTGGATTGGCAGGAGGTGTCTAAGAATGAGCACTTTCCTGCTGCGGATATTGAGACCCTTGAAGAGTATGCTGATGATCTGAACTGGAACATTGTCTGCAAAAGGAATGATTTCGTATTCACAAACGACATCCTCGAGAAGTTTACAGATAGGATAGACTGGACAATGGCGTCGAATTCCGATACAATAAATTTCTCCGTCTCGCTTGTCGACAGATACATAGATTATTGGGATTGGCCGTCACTTATACGGAACAAAGCTTTTTTCAATAAAGTAGAGATTCGTAACAAGGGTTACCTGAAACAAGAAAACATCATCAGTTTCGTTGAGGCGTTCCCTGATAAGCCGCGAGCGTATCATTTTACGCATATGAGTAACGCGGTAAAGATTATAAAGAGTCATACGCTTCAGAGTAGGAACAAGGCTGATGGCGTATTCGAAAATAGTGCCGGCACAAACGTTGACAACACCGCTAAGGCACACAGTTTCGCAAGATTCTATTTTATATCCAAGTCCCCTACTCTGTTCTATAATGAATGTCTCGGGAAAGATAGAAATGATGGGAAATACTATAGCAGCGCACTGAATCTCGGCCTCCCCAAATGCCCGATGCCGGTGTTTTTCGTCATCGATGTTGAAGAATTATTAGCCAAAGTACCGGACAAGTGCTACTACAGCAACGGGAACATGCAGAAGAGATCGACCAGAGCGTATAAGGTTGTCGATGACCCTCATCATATAAGTACTGATGAGATTTACAACAAGTACAACAAGGATGCACGGCAGCAAGAGTTCCTCGTCAAGGATGAAGTTGACCTATCTTCCCTGTCTTCCCTTCATATCTGTTGTTACGACAGTTATCAACGTGATATGCTGAAGAGCCTTGTCGGTTCGTCACCCTTAAAAGACAGAATCATTTCGAAAGAAGATTTGTTTGAGAGAATTAATAAAGAATTATATTTCAGAGATAGTGCTGAGACGCTTGAAATCACGACCGACTATTGTAATTCATTCGAATTTAAGATTACATACACTGATGGAATGACCCCAGAGGTTCTCAATCCCTCCGCTATCCTTAGAGAGAAAGGTAACAACATCTATATGGGACATTATCTAGAGATTAAGAAAGACAAACCATTCACCATCTACTTTGAGGTTTCCGAACCAAGAAAAGGCAGTTGGTTGATATATACAAACAAATAATATGGAACTTTTTTTAAATCTAAACAACGATTGGAAACAGCTTGTATATAAAAACTGGCTGCTGTTAAAAATGCTGCAGTACCCGCTTGATGTATTCTTATATGATGACTCATATGGAATGGATTTCTTATTATGCAAGGCATTGGAATGGGAGTCTAATAATCCCGAGGAAGATTTAAAGAAACTTGAGAGATTTGTTAATTCGCGTTTGCAGCATATATCAGAAGAGATTGCTGATAGTATATGCCAAATGGAATTCATACACATAAACAGCAATATTGATAACTTGTCTCCATTGTCTCTATTTAACAACATTAAAATTGTTGACTTTCATGGTGAGAACAAGTCTAACGTAAATGACTTCATTCCTTTAGCAAAAGATCGATATATATATGTGTTAGATTATGCTGACTATGAGACGATTAATTTCGATTTAAGGTCAAACATAACTTCTATACCTAATATTAAATACATTAAGGGGTATGGGATTCCATTGGAACTTAGTACAATAGTATGTGACCTTAAGGGATACAACATTCATAATATTAATCAGGGCTATGAATAACATTAAGATAGTTAGAGGTAATATCTTCAACACAAAAGCCCAAACGATTGTGAACACCGTCAACTGCGTCGGCGTTATGGGCAAGGGTATCGCACTTGTATTCAAGTTGCGCTATCCTCTAATGTTTGATATTTACAAAGGGTTCTGCAAGTCAAAGCAGATCGGCATCGGGAAACTTTGGCTTTATAAAGGTGAACCAGAGGAACCTTGGGTTCTGAACTTCCCCACAAAGTTTCATTGGAAATACCCCAGCAAATTAGAGTATATCGAACTCGGACTCGAAAAGTTTGTAACGACCTACAAAGAAAAGGGTATCACCTCCATTGCTTTTCCAATGCTCGGCACCAACAATGGAGGACTGAGCAAAGACGAGGTTTTGCCAGTGATGCAAAGATACCTCTCCGCTTGCGATATCCCCGTAGAGATATACGACTATGACCCCTCGACGCCTGATGACTTGTTTGAGAGATTCAAGACCACTTGGCAATCCATCGGTGATACAGAAAAAAAAGCCTGCGGCATAAGGAGCATCACTCAAATCAGGGCAATGAACAAGGCGTTGGAGGATGACGACATCAAATCCATGATTGCATTGATCAATTATGATGGTGTCGGAATGAAGACGATGGAAGGATGTTTCAAGATGGTTATGAATTATAAAAAAGAACAAACATTGTTATAAAGATGGGCCTGCTCGTTTACAAAGTTGCTGACTACTCTTTCACTGCAGAAAGAGAGCAATATCGCGCAATCTGTGAAATGCTTAAAAAGCATTATTCCAGCAGATCGGAAGTATGTCTCTTCGTCGCCAATTACAGCATTTACGATAGCGAAATCGACGGGATTCTATTTAAGAATGACGCAGTTATTTCCGTTGAATTCAAGAATTACGGAGGTGAAGTAACGGCTGTCGAGAACGGCTGTTGGACGCTTGCAGACGGTACCATCGTGAAGGGTGGTTCAAGAAAGAATCCGTACCAACAGGCAAAGGTAAACCATGTTAACCTCAAGCAGGGACTATCTGATGGAATGATCTTATCAGAAAGGGTTCTTCGGAATGTTCCTGCTCTGATTGTATTCAATCAGCCGATAAAGTGCAATAATCAGTTATCCGGCAGAGTAAAGAGCTGGCTCCATATTACGGACAACGACCATTTTCTACAGAAATTAGCAGACATAACAGAACCGCATACTGACCTGTCCAACGTAGAGATTATCAATCTTGTCGACAAGTTGAATCTATTAGATGAGTGGAAAGACCTGGACTATTGCGACCAGGTTATGAGTGATAAGTCTCAAGTTGATGTCGAGGGACTATCCGCAGAGTCTCTTCCGTTTGATGTTCCCGCTTCAGCTGTTCCAGAATCTGTACCCAGAGAACAGACTCCTCCGCCCTCCGATAACGTACATTATCTCGACAAGAGTAAGATTCGTGTTTCATCAGACCGCATAGAGATGCTTGCTGATAACGAAGTGTTTGTATTCGGCTCCAACATTGGAGGGAAACATGTCGGTGGTGCTGCTCGTCAGGCGTATCAGAAGTTCGGTGCCGAATGGGGCGTTGGATCGGGACCTACTGGTAAGTGCTACGCCATTCCGACAATGCACGGAGGAATAGAAGTAGTTGCCTCTTATGTGGATGCCTTTATTAAGTATGCCTCTGAGCATCCTGAGTTACGATTTCTTGTTACTAAGGTCGGATGTGGAGTTGCCAAGTTCCATCCGAACCAGATTGCCCCTCTCTTTGCTCAAGCGGTTGACTTACCTAATGTGTACCTGCCTGCAGAGTTCTGGTTATACCTCCCAAAATGACAAGAGTCTAAAACAAAAGAATAATACCGGAACCCACCGGGAACAATCCAAGACATACCTCGCAGATTTATTACTAGAACGGTTGCTTTGAGATATGAGAATCAATAGGCTAATCTCCTCGTTTTAATCTAATTCTACAATGACAAAATAACATTTTTCTAGCAAATAGCACCTATTATCCTACACTTTTTCCGAAGAGATATAGCAAATATTGAAGCGTTTACCTGCGTCAATGACGGGACTATTAAAAAGAGCAAAAACTACTTCAGACTCATATTTTTAAAATAATCATCAAAATGCGCTCTTAATAATTCATAAAAATAGGTTAAACAATTATATCTCCCGAATAATATTGTCATATCATTGAGCCCTCCTCCTCTGAAACAAGAGAACTCTCGGCCATTGAACATCACAGATTCTTTCCTGAACAAATCTGAAGCAGAAGATAAACTATTTTCTTTCATTATTCTCGAATCACTAATATCTTCAATTACAACAATCTTTTCATTGGATGGTATTATGCTTCTAAAATAGTGAATATAAAACATAAATTTATGCCCTGGATTAGAATAGTCTACTAAAACAGAGATAAGATTTCCACCATAAAAAGCATCAAGGTTATTAGCTAATAAAGGGAACTTTGACTGTATAAAATTCTGATATGCTCGTATTGTATTTATAATTACGATTCGAGATTTATCCAACGCCGTTGTTGGAGAGTAAAAATCATATACCATCCCAGTATTTCCGTAAGAACCTTTAGCGGGATAGGGATATGGTATGGTCGTATACCCTATCTCGGATAAAAACTTAATAGCATCATATACAGTGTTTACATATAGAGATTTCCTTCCTGACACTATGTGCACTGGCATTTTGTCAATATATGGGTATTTTGATTGAAAGTGTTGAATCAACGAGCACACATTTAATTCAGAATACTTTTTTAAATGTAGATGTCTCCAATTTGTTTCAATAAACTCATAAATATATTCTACCAAAAAAACCTCATCTGAAGGGATAATTCTCTGCTTTTTGATAAAATCTTCTACATGCTTCTTAATGATTGAAATAGAATATAAATTAGGATTTTCCTTGAGCTTATTTTCGGTGCAAGAGAATGAGGCATAGTCATGCTCGTGTTTAACCTCAAAAATTGAGCACTTAGGCAT